TTCCCCCGCAACACCGCAGATTGCCTGACCGGAGCCATGGGGCGGCTACCCTTAATCCGGTTATAAATTGGAAGGGACACAGAAATGGAGAACGTTACAATACCCCATCTTTATTATAATAATCCATTTCACCCTTTAAGTTTCTGTTGTTGAATTAACATTTAGAATAGGAGCTATTTTTATGAGTCCAGTCGCAAGGTCAATCCGCAAAGAGTTTGAATGGTTTAAAAAAAATGTCAGAAGAGAAGGCGATACTGTTTGTAATAGCGCTCCTTTTAGTCCCTTCGAAATGGACTATTTGTTCCCAGAAATGTTAGAAGCTCAATGTCATCAGATTAACGGTTGTGGCGTTGCCTATCCATGTTGGTATTGGGACGAAGAAACCATCCTGCGTATCATGGCCGAAGTGGGGATTTTAGATTAAAATTAAATGGTTACAAGGAGGAGTGTTATGACACAAATGATGATTTGTGGAAAGAGAGATTGCAAAAAGAATTGCGACTTTAAAAAGCCACACAGAAAAACAAGTGGCTGTGACCTCCCTGTTCATTGTGCAGGATTTCAACCCTGCATCCCATGCGTCCGAGAATTACAAGTTGGCGATAGGGTACGAGTGACGGATAAGTACGACAACTCTTATATGGTTAGTCGAATGAAAGAATTTCTTGGAAAATCATTTACAATTAAATCATTGCGTGGTAAGTATGTAGAACTTGAAGGCGCCAAGGGTAACGGTGGTGTTTGTTGGAGTTGGAAACCCAAAGACCTTAAATTAATCACGGAGGATGCTATGGATAAGCCGAAATATAAAATTAAAACAGGTAGCAGGCAGGCGACAGTATGGAATCTATACAAGGACGGTGACGGTAATTGCGTAGAATTTCAAAAGCACCTCGCTAACCTGATGGTAGTGGTAGGCGGCAATCCTACATTAAGCGAGAAAATAGATGCTGATATTTTAATTCAATGGGCAGAGCAAAACCCCAAACGGATAAAATGGTTAGTCGAAAATGGGTATATTGAATTAGTGGAGAGTGCTTATGCGCTTTGGGAAAAAGAAGCTGAAATCGGTGGCAAAACCCCTTCACAGACAATTGAATGGGCAAGGCGAATGCCGAGGGACTAACCATGAAAAAACCACGCCAAACACGTATCATATTCTGCACTCCCGGCAACGCATGGTCGATGACCGGCAAATCAAACTGGACAGACCTAATGATCCACTGCACCATGCGACCGGATATCACATTCAAGCGGTCAGAACACTATTGTTGCAATATATACACTGTTAGAAACATGTGTCTGGGCGTTGGTGGAGGCAGGCAGAGGGCAGATATCAAACCGTTCAACGGAACCGAAAAATACGACTATCTCATGTGGATAGACTCTGATCAATCTTACCAAACGTGGCATTTCGACCGCATATTAGACCGGGCAATGGTGTCAGGCTACAGTATAGTATCAGGCACCTATCGCAGTATCTTAAAAACCAACCAGAAGGCTCTCAACCTGACTGTTGCAACCCATAAGGCCGACAGTAGTAGTCACATGACCCTGGACGACATTGCCAATTTAGAACTTGACGAATACGGGCTTGCCGAGATTCATTCTAACGGTTTCGGATGGATGCTGGTCAAATACGGCGTTTTTGAGGCATTAGATTTCCCATGGTTTCAACAGGTTGTTATATCAGACGGCGAATGGGTGACCTGTCCTGGCGAAGATGTGATATTCAGCGAGATGTCAAGGGCGAACGGGTTTAAGACGTATCTGGACCCGAGTGTTATAATTAAACATGAGAAGGCATTGGTGTTTTAATAAAAGGAAAAGGAGGATGTTATGAAAAGTAAATACAGAATAGTTAGGGATGAACATAGTGGATATATTTCGCAAAAAAAACCTTGGTGGTTTCCTTTTCTGTGGTATGCATATCCATGTTGTTCCAAAACAACCATCGAGGGGTCTGAGGAACATTTGAAAATTTACTTGGCAGACTTTGTTGTTAAATACTTAGGTAAAATATGAACTGCAAATTCCAGCGACCACATACGAACCCCGATATCATTTGCCGACATTACCTCAACGGATTTAAAAACGAGGCCGGTTTCTGTGCTACGTCTCACTATTTCCGCTGTATTGAGGCACTAAAAACCTCGCTGCCAACGGTCACCATGTCGGCCATGAAAGCATACTGTCAATGTAAGGAAAAATACCGCCTCCAATACATCCAGGGTATCAGGTGCCGAGATGAAGAATTACCCTTACCTGTTAAACTTGGACTAACATACGGTGACTTTATCGGCTCCACAGTGTCAAATGAGCGATTCTACCTTGCTGAATATGCCGAGCGATACCATATATACCCTAATGATTTGTCCAAGCTAAAGGCTTTATTCAGGGCCACGCGCGACCTTAATCTATACCCGCCTAAAGGTGGAGCTACCGCCGAGCAACATATCACATGGCCTTGTGGGTCTTATAATATCTCGGGCTACACCGATATCTCATATGAAGACCATTTCCGAGAGTGCAAACTATCTGCGCGGCCCGATTTCCACCAAAACAGAGAAAACGTAGCCTTGCAATTAGGCACATACTTCCTTGGCAATCCGGAATGGGAATGGTGCGATGTCATGCCGGTCAGACTTCCGGGAACCAAAACAGGCAAGAAGCAATACTCCGACGAATCACCCGGGGCTTACGAAAACCGAATGTATAATAATATTATGGCTAATCCACCACACTATTTCTTAGAGTACAAAAGGAAAACCGGCAAGTTTGGCATAAGGTTCTATCGCTCGGAGTTTAACCTTGATCATCTATATCGACGCTTTAACAATACATTAAAGGAAATGCGGTTCGTGGTTGACAATAATCTCTGGACTCAGAATGATTTAAGTTGCCATGTACCTACGCTTTGTTGGTTCCATCCTATTAAGAGGTCAGGAGTGGTAAGTGATCAACTATATGAAAGAATAGATGTTAAAGAAGCAGCGGGAGGGATGAGATAATGGAAAAATTAGCAGATGAAATATTGAAATTGGAAAAAAGCAAGAACCTATCTGGATATGGCATGTTTCAGGTTTTGTTTCTACGCTTCATCAAGGCCATAGAACATCACAATAAAATAATACAACAGACAGGCTGGGGGGAAAATGTCTGATCGATCAATCTACTGCACTGGCTGTAAACGTTACCTCGGTATTATCCGTGACGCCAAACTCCACAAGGACATCAAATACCTATGCGGAGTTTGTGAAGTCAAACGGATAGCATCGGATATGGCGAATAACATAGATGATAATACAAGTAGATGGGATAAGGATTGCAGTTGTAATGATATGTTTAGAGACTTACTAAGGAAAAGATAATGAAGCCAACGAAACTACGCCTTTTAATAGCCGAAGACTGCAATCGTAATTGTGCGGGTTGTTGTAATAAGCAGTACGACCTGAAAGCATTGCCGATAGAAACCGACTTTAGTCAATACTCAACGATCATGTTAACTGGCGGTGAACCAATGCTGGACACACCCATAGTCTTCCATATTATCCACCGCATCAGGGCTCAAAACCCAAACGCTAAGATTATAATGTATACAGCTAAGGTTAACGACTGGCAAAGTGCTATTGGTGCCTTGCAGTTTCTCGACGGTATTACTGTAACCCTGCACGAACAGTCTGACACAATACCATTTCATTTGTTCAGTTACATGATACCAAATTCGTTCAAAAACACCAAATCATTCCGACTTAACATATTCAAAGGTATCACTGTCGGCGGTATCTCGTCTTCATGGCAAGTCAAAGATAATATTGAATGGATAGACAACTGCCCGTTACCAGAGGGTGAGGTATTCAAACGGTTATAATTATAAATAGAAAGGAGAATGAAAAATGCCGAGAACTGCCGAAATAAATTACATTAACGACCAAGACCACGACCAAGGCTATGAACAAGCGCAAATTATATGCAAGGCTTGTGAGATTCCAATGACACCTGCTGTCGGCGCATGGAGTGGGGGTTATTGTCCTGACTGTTACCCTGCTGTCAAGGCGCTTGTGGATTTATACCTGTCAGATCACCGAAAACATTATAATGCCATTCAGACCATGGCAAAACGAGAAGCAAGTTGGCAATTAAGAAAATGACAAAAAAGCATACTATAAAGCATAGTAGCCAGAAGTCCGTGGTTACGTATGCTATCGGGTACTCAGATGACATGCTAGGCTTTGGCATGCTTGCCCCTAACCCAAGCCTAGCCGAGATGATGAAGGTAGAACCTGAAGAAGACTTTCCTGCTTATATACTGAAATTCTATGGCAATGGCAACAATAAAATATTATATAAATGGAACAACGGATGGGAGGAGTATGAAAACTAACGAAGCAAACATCAACCAATGCCCGGTATGTCAACGTATATTCGACTCCGACATGTTCGAACCATGCGATTGCTGGTTGGACTGGATTGAATATTACGACGAAATGCCCGATACTGAAATCTTATACGAAGGAACGAGGTATTATTTATGAAAGTACTTAAAAAAACCCAGTTGCAAGTAGAATCATCTGGTCGTTTTATTATGCTTTATTCTGAAACTGGTTGTGGTAAAACGACATCAATCCTACAGTCAGCGCCAGACCCCATTGCTTATATCCAAACGGAACCCCGCGCATTGAAGCCATCCCTCGACGCTGCTAACCGGCCAAAGCTTAAACTCGATGGATATGTATACGAAGATGCCAATGACTTAATTCAAAACCTATCAAGCAATGAGATATTCAAAAAGTACACAACAATTGTTATTGACAGCTTCAGCCACCTCATGAACATTGGCTTGGCCCACGAAATCACTGACGAAGCGTTTGAAGCCAGGTCAAAAGCTGAGAAAGAAAAGAAACAGTTGGCATCCATGACCAAGATGACCGTTGAAGGTCAAGGCGTTCGTAATCAACTCATGTTCCGGATTACCAACTTATTGATGAAATATGCCCAGGCCGGTAAAATCGTTATCGTGACTGCCCTGTTATCTGAATCGCCCAAGTGGAACCGGTCACTATCAGCGGCACCAGCGCTGGCAGGAAAAGAGTTCCCAACCAATGCGCCTGGCTATTTCGATCTCATTGGCAAGCTGGAAGACAGGTTTAAGGATAGCAAGAAGGTATTTCCTCCCATGGTCAGGTTCGAGCGACCACTTGACGATGAAGACGCCTTTATTTGCAAATATACCGGTATTGGCGATAAGCGTTCAGGACCATTGAATATAACCAAAATCCTCGAAATGAACGGATGGAAAAATGGATAAGCACCAAACAAGAAAAGGAGACGGATCATGTACATAGAAAACGAGTTTGACATTGACAAAATTACATATTCATCAGACATCGAGTTTATCAAGGATCTCGCTGCCAAGGGTCGGCTGATAGATATTCTGCCTCGGGTTCATTCAACGCACATGTTCAGGGTGACCAACACCCACAGGGGTAGCGTATATGATATCATGCAATCTCAGCAGACTATCCTCGAATCGTGGATGAAACATTTCGACGGTTTAGGCGTACCGTTTGCACTACAGTCTGGTCGTGATATACGTGGTGAGTATTTCGTCATGTGGAAGGAGAAAAGGAAATGAAAGAAGAAAAAGATTTTTGCACAAAGTGTGAAGAAGGAGAAATGGGCCATGACGAATGTGACAATTTTGCATGTCTTGAGTGTGGGTGCCTTGTCGAATGCGACCATGAATGCTACGAAGAAGAAGAGGATTATGATGAGTAGTAAAAAACTAAGTGATTATGTATTAGTTGTGCAACCCGTTGGCGACCAGACAAGGATACAGACCGAATTCATGGCCTTTAAAATCAAAAACGCCATGAATTACCTATATACTGCTAATCTTGATGTGAAGCGAGACGGTAATGCTTTATATATAACAGAAAAAGGAAAGGAGAATAAATGAAAATAATAAGCCTAAAATCACAGAACGTCCTACGTCTTGATGCTGTAGAAATCACACCTGACGGCAACCTTATCGTAATCGGTGGTGAAAACGCTCAGGGCAAAACGTCGGTCTTAGATTCCATCCTGTTAGCCATGGGCGGTAAAAAAGCCAAGCATCAAGAGCCTCTTAAACAAGGCAAGAAAAAAGGCAAGGTAACGGTTGACATCGGCGACTTCACGATAACTAGGACCTTCACACAGAAAGGCGGATCGCTCAAGGTCATTAACAATAACGACGACAACGTATATTCATCACCACAGAAAATGCTTGATGAATTGGTCGGACAGCTTACCTTTGATCCTCTTCAATGGACACAGATGGCCAACAAGGCTCAACTTGACACCCTGAAGTCATTGATCGGCTTGGACTTTGATGAGCTTGATGCTAAACGTACGGAATTATATACCGAGCGCACCGACATAAACCGTGAAGTCAAGCGCCTTGAGGGTGTTGTTCAATCGTCCAAAGAACATGATGCGCCGTTGGTCGAGGTCTCGGTGGCAGAGCTAATGGAAGATTTACAGCAATCCCAGGAAGTTATCAATGACCGCGCTAATGATGAGCGTGAAATTATCCGGCTAAAGGAGGCATATAAGGAACGCAAGAGAAATATTACTGACTGGAAAATGTTTATAGCCAAGGCTGAGGACGAAATGGATAGTCTCAAGCAAGTCGGCCAGAACCTTCAGGCTAAAATAGACGCTCAGGACATTCCGGATATCGAATCTATTCAACGGCAGATCACAGACGCCGACGAAACCAATGCCAATATCAGGTCTAATCTCGTTCTCAGGGAAAACAAGTCGGAACTTAAGGCCACCAGAAAGGACTCCGAAAAGATTTCAGATAAAATCAGCGCCATTGACACCAAGAAAGCTGAAGCGTTAACCAGTGCCAAATTCCCGGTTAAAGGTTTGTCGTTTGACGAGGACGGTGTACTATATAATGGCGTGCCGTTTAGCCAAGCCTCATCTGCCGAGAAACTGCGGGTATCAATCGCCATGGGCATTGCCCTGAATCCAGACTTAAAGGTTCTACTTATTCGTGATGGTTCGCTTCTGGACGACACCAACCTTGCCACAGTGGCGAAAATGGCCGATGATGCCGAGTGTCAGATATGGTTGGAAAGAGTTTCGTCAGATGGAGAAGGCTGCACCGTAATGATCGAAGATGGAAATATAAAGGAGGGATAGCACAATGGAAAAGAAAAAGGTTGAATTGTTTATTTGTCCATTAACAAAAAGATGTACAGGAATGTTTTGCGTTCATCGAGAGCCGCATGAACATGGCTGGTGTGATAGTGAGTGTGTGCGAACCGGCAGGCCGCATGGTTCCAGTATTTGTGTTCCGTATAAATTACAAATCGGTGACCGTGTATTGGTACTGGAAAGCATGAGGGGTGTTGTTGATGAAAAGGGATGGGATGGGCACATGAAGCGCGAAGTCGGCAAGGAGCATGTTATTAGGGATCCTCAAGATAGCTTCTATTCTGATGCTGGCGTCCGACTTGAAGGCGTTGGTCATTATTCTTGGCCTGTTGACCACCTTCAGTACGTAGGCCGGGGTAGAAAGGAGGAGGTGTTTTATAAAACAGGAGATAAGTTTGTATATGATGACAAAACTGCTGTAATAGTTGTACAGAAAGGCGGAAACCAAATGGCTGGACTTGTACTGCAAGATGGGTATGACAAAAATGTGTGTTGGTCTAGCTTCGTACCGGTTGCAGATTTGGACAAAATTACCCAAGAAGAATTTGGAGAAATGTGCGGCGTAACTCCATCTTCCCTTTGGACAAAACTATAACCACTAACCGCAATCACAAAAAGGAGGTAATCATCGTGTGAATGAAGAACAAGAAACGAGAGTAACATTGCAGGACATTCACCTCGTAGCGTTTCTGTCATACCACAGAATTCCCTACGAAATGAAGACAATCGACAAGAGGGTATCGTTTTTATTTACAGATCCGCGCGCAGAAACCGTGATGGCTAAGTTTCATGGTGCTGAGGGACAAGTGTTCGTTGGTAAGTACGTGGAAATACTAAAAACGGTACGAAGAGAAATGTACCAAGAAAAGGAGAAAAGTTAAATGGCAGAATGGACAAAGGATGAAACAGAAATTGACTTGGGCTACCCCGTAATCACAGCCGGTCAGTACATCTGGCAAATCGACGAGGTAGAGCTTGCCGTAAACGAAGAAACCGGCTCTAAGGGTTATCGCTTTACCTTGATGGTTGACAAACCGGTTGACGGTGATGCCAAGGCGGTCGGCCTCAAGGGTTCGTGGTATGTCAACGTTATCAAAAAAGACGGTGGCGTAAACGACATGGGCCAGGATCAGATTAACAAGGTTATCAATATGACTGGTGGGCTTAAGTATTTCAGCGAGAAGTTCAACGATGTTGATATTGATGACGAAAAACTGGCCGCTGCGTTTGCCATGAAGTTGCCTGGTAAATTCCTTCGTGGTACTCATATTATTGAAACGTATGACGATAAAGACGGCAATGAAAAGAACCGCATGAACTTCCTCAAGTTCCAGACGGTTAAGGGTGCGGCTGCGGCCAAAAAGACCAAGGCAGCGACAGAACCGGAGCCTGACGGTGACGATGGTGAGGACTGGTAGGACCGTTAACCCACAATGCATAACCAACCTATAACCACCAGGCGATACAGGTCATATGACTTTAAGCATGGCTGTGTAAATGATTGCGGCCTGTATCGCTTAGCTACACCTACACTCAACAATATAATGACTAAATCAAAAGCACAACAGGCAATATTAAATCTCAGGGCCAAGCTTGACGATCTGCCCAAGGCCAAACATCTGCCAAAAGGCAAGGGGTTTACAGCAACACGCACGGCCTTGAAAAATAAGTTCTACTTTCTTAAACTATACAAAACTGACCATAACATTCGTAAATTATTAGTCGAACAGGCTACAAAAGATATCGAGGAGTACGCTATTGAAATTCAAAAAAGACAAAACGGTTAATTCACCCCATATAATAAAACTAAAACCATTTAAAATTCCCAAAGACATGATCATCGTAGTTGACACCAGGGAGCAACGGCCATTATTCAAAACCATCCCAGAGCATACCGGCACACTTAAAATCATCAAACAAAAGGTTCCCTATGGTGACTACAGCATTTTAGACCATGAGTTTGAGTTCGGCATTGAGCGCAAGCAAATTTCAGACTTCTACGGTTATATAGGTAAGGAGCGCAAAAAGACCACCAAGAAGATGCAGGACTTCAGGGATATGGTACAAGGAGGGGGGTGGGTATCTCTTGTTGTGGAGGCGTCTGAAGCGGATATACTGGCCGGTTTTATTATGTCAAAAGTTCCCGGACAGGTTGCCAGAGGTTTCCTTGACAGTTGGCGTGTTCGTTATGGTCTGCATTCATATTTTAATCGTAACAGGAACGATATCGAAAGGTACATATTGGATTCAATGATTAAGTTTTACAATGTAAGTAGGGAGGTAGGATAAGATGGGCGACTGTTCATGTATATATGTTGGATGTGGTAGTGACGAAATTGATTTTGTAAACGAAAAAATAGTTACAGCACGAAAAGTTCACAAATGCGGAGAATGCCATGGTGCTATTGCAAAAGGCAGTTCGTATGAAAATGTTTCAGGCTCATGGTCTGGAGATTTCCATCAATATAAAACATGCACAGACTGTTTAAGTATTCGGGGTGTATTTTTTTGTGACGGGTGGTATTATGAGATGGTTCATGAATATTTACGTGATCACATCAAAGAAACAAAAGGCGAAGTGCCGGAAGATTGCCTGAATACCTTTTCGTTCCTAACTCCAAAGGCAAAAGAGATGGTATACGAGGTAATTGAAAACGTTTGGAGTGACCTTAATGATTAAGTTTTACAATGTTCAAAGGGAGGTATAAGATGAAAGATTGGTTCAAGTTGATACTTGGAAATTTATTATTATTTACAGCCTTACACATAATGTTTGGACTGGCGATAGCCCTTAAGGTGGTTGGCGTTGTGGTTGCTGTAGGTGTAGGGCTTTATTTTATTGGTAGTATTGGTAAATAGGGAGGTATAAATGGCGAAAAACAAAGATAACACCAACACCAAGAACAACAACAAGAAAACATTCACCAAAACCGGCGATACACTAAAAACCGAGCGCACAATATACGAAAAAATAGTTGATGAGTTCGGCAAAGACCTAAAGGTTATAAAGTCACTCGCCGGTGGTACGGGAACATCTGCTCATCTGAATTTTCGCTGTTACAACAGACTGGCGGCTCAGGCGTCTCAGATAGCTAACAAATGCCCGATCATAGACACGGTAAGCCAGGTACACAGGGCGGCACACTACCTCGGTATCAACCTACTATACCATATATTAATGCGTGACAATTGGGACTTCAAGGGCTCACAGACCTACGAAGCGATCATCCAAACTGAAGACATCAACTACAACTATCAACTTTTAGACGACTGTGCGAAGGCCTTTAAAGAGCTCTACATATCATATAAAGCAGGTGTTGTAACCAAGCAAAAAGCCCTTGACGGAATCGAAGAAATCATAGAAACGTTGCCCCAGGAAATACAATTATTGGCTCGCAGGGCGTCTGTAAAAATCTTTTCCGGGAGGCCAATTCGAGAGATTTTGTACGACAAAGGACCGGGCAGGCCGGGTGGAAAGAGCGAGAAAAATGATGAAGATGTACAGAAAAACACAGCAAACAAATAGGAGGTTACCATGGGAAAAGACAAACTTGAAATATTTTATACGGGTGAATTGAACTTTGAGATGGACGATGCAATCATGGAAACCGTTGAGTCTTTTGGTTATGAATTTTTTGGAAGTGGCTACTGTTTTATTGACAACAAGCGTGACTTAGAATTCAGGAAAAAGGATTAAACTTTACACATTGTATGCTTAGAATAAATTGTATTCTGGTATTCGCAAAAACTTCAAGTCGTTGTATTTATTACATCTAAAAATAAACTGTATTCTGATATTATTATGTTCATGAAAACTTCATCTATCTACAAAATACAAAGAGGTGCAATATGTTAATACCCAAACCTACCTATTATGCCTCAAAAAGCCGTAAAAAGTGTAGGATTTTACCACTACCACAATGTAGTGAAAACTGGAAATGGGTACTGGCGCATGATTCGCACTGCGTCAACCAAAAAGCAAAACCACGAAAATCGGGAAAATCTACTGTTTTTGCCACTCTCAGGAAACATGCGTGGTTATCATGTTCTGTTGGTGGCAATCTTCGCAGATCGACCCCTTTGATATTTGATTGCGGGGATTCGAGGTACGAGAAGTCGGTAGCACCAAGGCTTTGCGGTGGAAAAAGTGGAAAAATATCCCTATAGAATATAGTTTAAAAAAAAACACCATACCCACTGACCTAAAACATAATTGTATTCTATTATCTTAAGTCTTAAGTCTTATATAGATATATAAAGTGAAAACTGAAAAGGAGGTTAGAGATGGAAAAAATTATAAGTGACTGTGAAAATATTTACCTTCCCAGGAATTGGGAAGAAGCTTTCGAGAAGGTAACAGGTTCTTTGAAACATGGTAGTCGTATTTATTGGTATTTTGATGATGATAAAAAATTTGCAGACGAAGAAGGAATTAACATAAAAGAAGACCCTCCATTTAGCGGTTTGGTTATAGCAAGGCCAGATATTATAATGCAGTCGGGGAGCCGGGAATTAGACTATGAAGATTGTGTTGTGGTGGTTGATGATTACCCGACCGAGAAGTGTTATCCTGAAACTGATTGGATTGCGCTAAATCGACTTTTAGACAATGAGGACTTGGTAGAAATTTTCTCTAAGTAGTATTAAAAAAAAGGAGTGCTATGCTCAAACAACTCGTAAACCTAAAATCTCAACTCAACAATTTCGCACGGTTTGATTTTCGCCCTGGTCAGATCGACGCTTTAAAATTTATAATGGACTCAGAGAAAAAGATTCGGGTTCTGACAGCATCATGCGGATCGGGAAAATCATTGATTGGAATTATCGCCGGTATGGATCATGGCAGATTTGCCTATCTTTGTTCCAGTAAGCAATTACAAAAACAACTTGAAGAAGATTTTCCGGAATGTAAAACCATTTGGGGCCGCAATAATTTCCCGTGTGTAGCTTATGGTAGTCTAACCGCAGCAGAATGTCCGCTAAAAGCAATTAGTATGGAAACAGCCAGTACGGAAGTCAAGGACGCTGTTAAATCATGCAAGCAAAGATGCCCATACGAAATTCGGAAACAAGAGGTTCTAAACCATAAGTACCAAATTTTAAACTATAATTATTTTTTATTTGAAAGTAACTTCGTCGGTCGTTTCTCTGATTATGAAATAATCATTGCTGATGAAGCTGACATGATAGAGGGTATCCTTAGCAACTTCGTACTGTTGCGGATTTCCAAGCGTCAGCTCGACTTGCTTCAAATAGAACCACCAGAACGCAAAACGGCAACATCTAAGACAGGCGTTGATACTTGGAAAGTATGGGCTGAAGAAACAAGCGCTAAGGTTAAGGCTCGGGACTCACTTCTTAGGGGCAAGCTTGAAGACCTACAGCCAGAAGACTTCGGATTTAACGGCATATCCAGAGAGGTTGAGTCCTTGAGCAATCTAAAGTTCAAACTTGGCGTGTTCGAGGAGTCTATGGATGAAACATGGCTATTCGATGAAGTTAGAGATTTTAGAGGTAGCGTTCAAGCGTGGGAGTTTAAGCCAATCTACCTAACACCGGCCTTGACTGAACAGTTCTTGTTGAGACACGCTAAGACCTTTGTGCTAATGTCGGCAACCTTTCCTCCATCACAAATACTTGCCAAAACGCTTGGTTTGCATGTTGGAGATATAGACGAGCTTGAATTAGCGTCTACCTTCGCAGTTGAAAACAGGAAGGTATGGCTTGATCCATGTGGGGATCTTAGTTATAAAACTTTTGACCGAGACATCCCTAAGATTTTAGATCGAATTCGGGAATTGCTTGTGGACCACCATGATGAGAAGGGACTGATACATACAGTATCTTGGAAGTTAAACAAAATTATCATGGGCATGAAATCAACACAGGCACACAGACTTGTTACTCACGATGCCAGGAATAAAGACGAAGTCTTGCAAAAGTTCAAAGATTCAGATGAGCCCCTGGTGTTTGTATCTCCCAGTTCGACGCGCGGTATAGACTTGCCTGGTGATTTGTGCCGGTTTTGCATTATTCCGAAAATGCCATTTCAGAGCCTGGGAGATAAGTTGGTTTCTGCCAGGGTTTATGGTAGCAAAATTGGAAATCTGTGGTATGCTTCAGATAGTTGTCAGTCTGTAGTCCAGGGTGCAGGACGAGGAGTTCGGTCTAAGGACGACTGGTGTACAACCTACGTGTTAGACACAGTTGCAGTAAGGCGTATGACTAAAGACCACAAAGACAAGTTGTTTCCTGAATACTTTAAGAAGGCCTTTGACATTTAAGATATCTTACTACACCTCCTTTTCTATCTACTATCATTAAGATTAACCGCATCCAAATTACCATTATCGCGCAGATGTTTTTCAACAATCAACTCAATCATATTGGACCTGGTTCGTTTTTCACTCGCCGCTACTGCGTCTAAGACCCTTAGCAATTTAGGATTTATCGTTATACAAATATGCCTTTTTGCCATTGTTACCTCCGCAGATAAAAATTAAGGTTACAGTCAAAAGGCAACGCGCTTAATGCTTCATTCAGGCTTGTTGGATATGACAAGGCCAATTCTGCAAGCATAAACGTTCCCCTTGTTGGTTTTTGACCGGGACAGACGAAAGGTATAAACGTATCGCCTTTCTTTACAATTTTTTTTGGATAACGGTTGCCGAATTTGTCTTGAATAACCGGATTGCAAGTTCTCGTGCAATTGTTACAATCTTCTGCTTTCATTTTTTTACCTCCCTATTATTTTTTTAATACTATACATGCAAAACATAAATATCAGGATTCCGCCTATTCCTTTGGCTATTTCTATAACACCTCGTATGCAACGGAAGAATCCTACCACATGTTCGTTCGTTTTTAATGCCATAGTATGTCCTCTCGGTTAAGTACCGTCAGAATTGAGCTTTGGGCTGTTAAAATGAATATTCCATATTTTAAAAGTTATACTCACAACCAAAGCACATTTTTTCCATTTTGATCCTCATCCAGCAATAAACCACCAAACCGGACAGGACGCTTCCACCGATAAAACATAATAAGTCTATTAATAGATTATGCAACATTTACACCCCTTTTTTATTGTTTTCCATGAGATATGCTTCTTACACTCCCAACATGATAATTTTGACGCTGACTTACCGTTACCGTTCCCAAAGTCAAAGAACTTTAGACTAACCGGCGTACCGTCAGGACAATTACATTTGTCGTTTTCTGGATGTTCGTGTGTTGGGTGATCCATAGTGTCGCGATTGTCACAGTTCTTTTTCTGTTCATTCTGGAATAGGTTTAGAGTTCGCAAACAGGCTACGCTTTTAACCTCTTCCGGTGATAATGTGTTACTTGGCATTTTTAGCCCTCCTTTATTCGTCGGTAGTTGCGGCGATTGCTTGTTTAAGTTTTTCAGAATATGAATCTTGTATCGACACAGAGTTCCGGCCTTGCATCTGGCCGGACTCAATATCATTTAAAATCCACCTACAAGCCTCAAGCAATTCGTAATAATTATTGCAAGCCCGGACGATAAATTCGGCGTTTGCTTTGGCTTGCTCGTCGTTTATGGCGGGGCCGGAATCGCTCCAAAGGTGCCTATAAACATCAGCGATAGGCGAGACACCGTCAACGTCAATATGTGTAAAGATTTCGACAAACCCATCCGATTTAAGCAGGCTGTCGTTCCAATCCCAGGGCAATTCAGTATGTTTCTTTTCGTTTTCGCTCATTTTCCTTACCTCCTTTATGTAATATTAATTAATACCTAAACATCTTTAAAAACTTCAAGCTTGTATCAACCTTGTCAACCTCGTCAAATGGAATTCTAACCAAACTTTCAGCATTCAGCCCCAGCGGATAGCAATAAAACTCTTCTGTAGCCTCGCTGGTCCAGTCTATCACCATGACTGTGTCTGATTTTAATCTGCAATAAGTTGCCATTTAACTTTTCCTAACTTTATAATGCTCACACCTATCCGCAAGTTTAAAGTTTCGTTTATACACCGTAAAGCTATCGTTATACACAGGACATTTACACACACCGGAGAAGGATGTTAGCCTAGTTATATGCTGACAGTCTGTGCAAAGTTTCTCTTTCACCGGCTTGATCATCCTTGTAGGTGCTTTAGTTTAAACCTTCTTTCGCCAAATGTTCTATGGCTATACCTTTCCTTAATTTTCAGATTATAGCCGATTGATGTTAATTCGTCAAACAGCCTGCCATACTGTTCTTTTGTTGCCAGCTTGCTGTTTTGAATAACGAACACAGGATCACAAGAACCGTGCTGACCTATGGCCTTGTAGGACAAACAGGTTGCGGGGTTCATATCGCCAGGTTCATCAGGAAAAATGGCAATAACAGAGCCGCGCCAGTACCTAAAAATTACATCGGTTTTCATCTTTTAACCCTCCTCCACCTTTATTGCCACTAAACGTTTAGTGGCCTCGTGTAAATCAGTTGCAAACTTAACCGCTGAAACTTTCCGGTCAAATATCGCACTGGGCTCCAGATCCGTCTCGATACGCTTATAGCTTGTACCGTCAAGATCCGTTTCGCTTACTTCAATCCATATCGCGTATAGTTTGTCATTATTCGGCATTTGTCCCTACCTCCTTTTGGTGGCTGGTAATCATTTGATTGCTTTACTCCAGTTTTTAATTATTCTCAATGCTTGCATTAAAGTCTCTACTTGCTTCTTTGTGTGATCCCGCTCTTCCTCTGCTAAAAATGAATGGGTGTAAAATCTTTCCCACGCCTCTTGTATTTCTTTGGGATGGGTTTCTATTACCGCTCCAATGTCGAAAATATCATCTTGAAGGCTCATGTTCCCCTCCTTTGTTTTTTGTCATATATCACATATTGTACCATTGATCGTAAGAACTCCAGCTCGTGATATTCCTTTTCAAACATATCCCAGTTCTTTAATGCCTGAAATGCAGCTTGTATATCAGCAAGTTCTTCGAGCGACATTTTATTCAAGTCCTTTTCCCAATCTCTCATTGACGCCATTTGTTATACCTCCTTTTTAAGTCACAGTTATGTTGGAATTGTCAATAAAACGTGTATCACCGTAAACATCAGCCATTGAATGGCTTTGTTGGCAGTCGGCCATGATGTCAACCGTGTCGTGTTCAGTTTCACCGTTAATCTTGACCTTCATGTTGCGGTGGGTAATTTTTTCAAACACAGAACCGGCTCCCTGGAAACTTGAAAAAAAGCCGTATTGTGTGCCTTTTGGTATACCAATATGAGTTGCACCGTTCTGTGTTGCTTTTTTCAATTCAATAATATTCTGAATACTACCTTTAAAAGCAAAACAGAACAGCGAACCACCATATGCACCATTGTAAAACTCATATTCACAGTCAGCACGCTTGACGCCAGTTTTTACCCTGCTATAAACATCGGTTAAATACGTTTCCGGTTCTTTGGGATCATCAAAAGAATTGCAGCAATCATAGTTTGAATACATCACAACAAGGGCGGTTATATCGCCGGTATTATTCAGAAGGTTGTCAAAGCCCAGATCAATATGAATATAATCAAGAAAGTGGTCCCTGATATCCCATGAATCCCAACTTTCAATATCAAATTCGGCTATAATTTTTTCAGCAACCTGGTTTTCAATTTCGCAGATATAATCAAGATTGTACTCCCAGAGTTCATCCTGTAACGCAAAAAGGCCGTCTTCGGTTTCAAGTATCTTACTAACCTGGTCACTTGACAAACCCTCGCGGCAATCCCAGAAGACTTCCGGCCTTTCACCGTCAAGATATGCGATAATTTCTTTTTCAAGCTTCTTTGTCATCTTAGTCTTCATTACCTTTCTCCTTTTTACCCCAATTTAACCCCATGCTATACCCTTCGTTACGTCCGGATCATCCAACACAGGGCCATTTGAGACGTTTAATTCAACAGTTTTACCGTTTATCCCACTTAAAACCCCAACATATGATAAATTCGCCCATCCACCGATAATGATTTATAGGCCACTTCATCCAGTACTTTTCGGCAATTTTTTACCTTGGTCCAGAATGAAGGTGACTGAAAACTAATCTTTCTTGCTGCAATCTTCCAGGTGTTACGCGACAGAAATCTTCTTGCTGTTTTTGGTTTCATTGTGCCTCCTTGTCTAATAAATAAGTTTACTAGCATGTAGGTATTCACCTGTAAAGATATTGCAATAATATCCCTCTAAATGCATATCAATATCGTCTACCATTCTAATCCATGAACCTCCATGCCTATCAACCATTGGAGTTCCAGGTTCATTGTCGATAGCTTCGTTAGTTAAGCAAAAATTGCACATTTTATGCATAAGTGGTCTATGTGTATTTTCGATATATTCATATTTTTGTTTGCATTTATTAGGCATGATTTAATCCTCCTTTTAACCCTTAAAACCTTATAAACATCTTTCAGGGACCGCACTAAAAATTCCCGGCCACCGACTATTACAAGACAAGGCTTTTGGACCATTAATGATTTAGTTTGATTTGTCATTCAGTTCTTCCGGGCAGCTTTAATGTCATACCTAGGACTTTAAGTGTTTAAACCGGTTCCCGTTTTATCTTAATGCTACAACCACCGCGAAAAGCTAGGTTATATTCAACCAGCAAGTAGCGAGCATCAGCCTTTGTGTCGGTTTCGTCAACTTCTTCCCCTTGCCACATGACAACAAAAACATCTTTAGTTTTTCGAATATACGCCATAGCAAAACCTCCTTTGAATGTTAGATTATTTTGGCTTATTATCTATATCCTTATAGCAATTAGTTCCTTGATAGCCATCATCATCCTGTATAGCCGTTTCCCATTTTTCGTCAATGCCGGACCAAATATCACCGATTACAGGTGAGCGTAAGCAACCGCAAAGCCTCAATTTTCCACTTGGCTTAATGACAATACCAGGACAAACACAACCTTCTGCCCACCCTGAGCCGGTTCTTTTGGCTCTACCTTCTGCAATTACGCCATTACGAGAGCGCGAAACATCTCTGATTTCAAAATGAGAACTGCGACCATTGCCATTGTCTGCCCTTTTTTGCCATATACTTTCAATTTTTTTGTCAATGGGGTCGTGGAAACAGTCTTGACTTAGTGCAACAGATAGCTTGTCTTCTTGATAAATACTATCATCGGTTATTTTTTCATGACACAAACAGCCATCTTCATCCCCGGTGTATTTCTCCATCTCTTCCGGTGTATATTCTTTGGAACAGTCACATTCTGGATAGTCTTCCATATCTATAATATTTGCAAGTCGATACATTGTATCCGTTTGACTCCCGTTTGTAGCCATCCAAACATAATCAAAATCATCCAAACAATGCTTGAGTATATCAAAAAATCTTGGATGCAAAGTCGGTTCACCGCCACCAATTGAGATCGAGTCTGTGCAATCACGCGCAAAGGCAATAGAATCAATTATGGTTTCATACTCACCATGCTTGCCGCGCATAGAACACGAATAACAACAATGTGAGCATGACATATTACATTTAGTGGTAATTTGTAAATACATTTTGTTATCTCCTTTCTATTTATATTTATATTAACCGTTTAACCGTTTAAGTTTGCCCTAAGTCATGTTTGTTGATTTGCTTAGGACAAAATCAAGCTTTTAAACTTGGCTACATGAAACCTCCTTTGCTTATGGCGTTAATGGTTATCCCTTTTCATTTTGACACCTCCGCCTTATAATGTATTAACGTCAATTTTGCCGCTTGTGATACCAGCGTTTACATTTTTAACAAACTTTGCAGCACTTCGTTTATTATCAACAAAGTACATTTGCAATGGTTTTCCTGGTATCCAACAAGCCCAGTTGTTTGATAGCTCATTGCGCTCCATTATCATTATGTACTTTTTACCGTGCTCCATGAACTTGCGTTCATTTCTTGTCATTTGTTTACACCTCCATTAAGCTATATTAATTCCAATATTTAGACAATAAATTCCATGTGTTTATATTTAGACCAAATATACCCAGTCCGCAGTCTTCTTTTTTGTTTATTGAGGCGCATATTTGCCAATATATCCAAACATAAAACATGTTGTTTTTTGCGGTGTTTTTAATCATAAACCCGTACCTCCCATGGCCTATCCCAGCCTAAGCGGAAATATTCTGGCCCCAGCTCAGTTTTTTTATTTTCAATGTGGACTATCGCCCACTGTTCCGGCGATTCATCGAGCAATAAGTGTGCAACCGCTTGCTGGTTTCCATCTGGGTCAAAAAGTGCAACCGTTTTTCTTGTTTCTCCGATTATAATACCATTTACAACCTCAATGCCGTATCTTGCCGGTATTCCTGACATTGTAAGCACCTCCATTTAATAGCTATACAATTATATATTTACAAGATTCAAGGCTATCGTCAACATTCAACAGCATAGCTGAGTTGTTTGAAATCCCGATGGTGCCATTGTACTCAAAACCCTCATGGACCCCACTACCGCGCATGCACTCACTTAGATCCCACAACACTATATCAGGATCGTAATTACAGTCAGGCTCAAGATAATGGTTTTCCTCTGCGTACTCATCAAGGTTGCTAACCGCCTCTTTTTGCCATGCTTCTGATAATTCAAAAAAGTTTATTATGTTAGCTGTTTTTGGTTTCATTGTGCTAACCTCCATTAAGTTAGGTTAACTCCAAAGCTCCCCGCAGCCCTCACGGGTGAGGGCTCAAGGGCGGTGTGGAATTTATATTTATCCAGGATCTCCCCCGGTTCGGATTTCGTTTCCATGACAATGGCCGGTTTCAAAAAAATAATCGCCTTTGTATTTTTCAGGTATCGGTAAACCATCGCAACCTGCAGCGAACCCAGCGGCCTCCTTTTCGTTATTGTGGGCCATTTGGTTGTTGAAATCAGCCCGATCCGACAACAAGGATCCATCCAAAACAGATGATATAAATCGTTGGCACCATTTTGTTTTAGAAATATACGAAGAATGTGAAATTGTGTCCGAATCGAAATTCTCAACATCGGTATCGTAATTATAATCAGCAATATCGGTGGTGGACATTTCAATTCCGGCAATCTCAAGCCAACTTCCGCAGTGGCCTACGTTGCCGTATCCGCGCGTCATAGACTCGCTGTGTTCGCTCAGCATTTCAATAGCAGACATTAGATTGCGAGGGCCAATGTTCCACGAATAATGCGTTCTTGCCTGGCCTCCACCATCTGATTTGTAAATACCCTCATCAAGTTGGGTTTTGATTTTAATTTCTTGTTGTTTCATTTCATTCTCCTTTTTGGTTGATGTTAATTACTAGCCGTCACCTTCGCAGCCTTTTGATCATATTGGCAACCTCGGCATGATGATCAGCCATAAACTCCTCTGCGTTTGTGCTCCAGCTTAGGAAATGCCCGTCCTCTGCTTCTGGGTCATACAGATATTTACTTACTGTTAGCCTGTGAGACGGGATCTCGTGCATCGTTTCAGCATCAATAACGGCTGCAAACGCATGCTCAATCCCATACACCCGGCGTTGATATTCTGGATATCCAACCTCGACATCTGCGTCACATGTCTCAATTTTATACATTTGTAATGCCCTCCTTTCCTCCTATTAGTAGTTAATCTTGAGCTCTCATTATCTATAAATCATTTATTTCGACTTGTCAATACCTAATATCATTTAATATTACTTTTTATTATCTTATCATGCAATCTCAATGCCAAACACCGCCGAACACCTAAAATAACACATAACATACTATAAATATTGAATAAATAACAACTAATAGAATATCTACTAAAATACTTAATAAACCAAAAATAAGAACTCGTAGTTCCGACGATAAGAACTCGGAGTTCCGGTTAGGAACTAATAGTTCCGATTTATAAGATATTAAAGCATAATAATAATTCAAAACACGCGCACCTTGACAACATTGTTTTAATGCTTAATGTTTGTTAGATATATAGTACATAAGTTAGATGAGCCTAACTTTTACTAACATACACAACAAGGTGATATAATGATTAAATCTAGAACAAAACCGGCCACCAAGCCCAAGAAAACCAGCAAGAAAACCAAGGATATAATAGAACCATACCCGGATGATGACAACCTGCCAGTTATACCAGATATAAAACCACCTCCAATATTATCAGCCAAAGAATTAAAAAAAGATAAACGTTTACTATTTCAAACAGTTGAAGAGATGGAAGTCAAGATAAACAGCTACTTTCAAGATATATCTAATCAGCCATATCACATTGCAGGGTTAAAGTTACACGTTGGAATATTTGATGATAGCACTTATAAATTATATTCAAGAAGTCACGAGGGCCATTACCAGCAATTTAATCAAATCCTAAAAGCTGCTGAACACATAATTGAATCTGGTCTAGTGGATCAGCTATTCACAGCCAGGCGTTACGGTGCTGTTATTTTTTATCTTAAGAGCAAACTAGGCTATACTGATACCATTGAACACATCCACAGCCACCAAGGAGAGGTTAATATCTCATTCACAGCGGAAACCAGTGACGAAAAGACAAAACGCATAGCACATGCCAGGGCAAATGAACCCCAAGCTATTGACATAACACCGCAAAGCGTAAAGGATCAGGCGTAATAGCTAGTTACCATAAGACTCCTTATCTGCAACGCTATATCAGACACTAACATACAACACCAACAATATCAAGCACATACCACCACCAAGGACAGGCAGGCACTATTGATAACCATTACTATTAACAGGGGGGGGGTAAAATTTATCCGGGGACTTTCATTTCCATTACCTAATATATCCCCTCCTCATGCGTAATTTTACCTTCCCTCTTAATTATTGTCTGTATTGTCCACATAAATGTCCCGCTATTCCCCAATAATCCCGCCTGTTTATCCTACTTTGCCCTCTTTTAGTGTCCGGATAGATGTCTGGTTTGTGTCCTGTTTATGTCCTGTTTATCGATGGGGGGGGCTTGTTTGCCCATGCCTCGTTGTAACCGTTTGACCTTCTGAAATAATATTTTTTCCTCGTGCTTTACTTTGTGCTATTTCAGACGTTGACAATCCGACATTAATGGTTATATTGTTGGTAAGATAACATAAACGGAGGTGCGTTGTGGTGGATAAAATAAAAACGGCGGGAATTGGCGACAAGATTTTAGAGCTGTGGGATATGGGCTACTCTGGCGACAAGATTGCGGCTATGACAGGGGTGGTTACAGGCAGGTCGATATTAAGGTATGTCAATAAGCACGGCAGGTGTACGTTTGATACGCGCAAAGATGCTATTTGTGAACATTGCAGAAAGGAGTTTAAGAAGGTTAGGTCGTTATATTTGAAATCAAAAAAGCATTTCTGTAAAAAGGAGTGTTACTGGAAGTATCTTGAAAATCCTGACTATATTCGGTCTGCCTATGGTATGAGGATAGCACGAAAGGCTGTCAAGGGATGCGGCTACTACTTGCTTGATAGCGAGGTTGTTCATCATGTAGACGGTAATTGCAATAATAACGATCCCAACAACCTTATGGTGTTTAAGAATCAATCTGAACATAACCTGTGGCACCGAAACGGTGGTCCAGACAGTGGCGTTATACCACTGTGGCCTTGATTCTAAGCTGAGGTAATGTTTTTTCTGAGTTTTTATCGCACGGTTTACTTGACATATTGCAGGTGGTGGTTATTGTATGCTCTAATGTCGAGAATAGTCAACATTACAGGAGTGAGAAATGACAAAACTAACACTGGAAATCCAACTTCCGGCAATAGGCAACACACCAGGCAGGAAATTAATACACACAGTTGAGCAGGACGCTTGGGATTTAAGCCTTGACGATATGTGCGAAATGTTTACTGGATTGTTGAAAAGCGCGGGGTATCACTTTTATTGTATTGGAATTATGGAAGAGGAGTGATTATCGCAGGGTAGTGTAGCGGTTACACACTTGGCTCATAACCAAGAATGACGAGGATTCGAATTCCTCCCCTGCTACCAAAAAATATGCCGGTATAGCTTAACAGGTAAAGCATCTGGTTTGTACCCAGATTTTGGGGGTTCGAGTCCTCTTTCCGGCTCCAAACATCAATGTAGGGGAGTAACCATTTGGAAAGGTTTCAGGCTTTGAACCTGAAAATGTCAGTTCGATTCTGACCTCCCCTGCCAAAAAGCCTCGATTCACAGTGCGACTTCCATAATTACAATAAAAATACCACATAAAAGGAGACATAAGATGAAACGGTTTAACTACAGGATAGACGATATAGAGGTTAGGGCAACCGGCAAGCACCTCATAGCTGGCGATGGCGACGAACTTACAACATGTGAAATTGTCAAGTATGATAACGACACCGGCCCATCTTGCTACACCCTTGCGTACTGGAAGCGTGAAAGCGAAGGTTTTGACCTTAAGTTCGTTGGCGGTAGGCCGTTTGACGTTGACCCTATTGATTTTATGCGTATTGCCAAGGTGGGGCAAGAGTTTTTAGATGAGTTTTTTGATGAACAGGAAGCAAGTCAGTATTAATATTACGAAAGGACACTATGAAAGAATGCAAATGTATTGTGAGTATAACTGATCCGTCAGACAAGGATCGTTTTATTACTGTTTTGGAAGACGAGCTTGCCGAATATGCAAAAACAAACGACTATCTTGCTCGCAAGGCCAAGAAGCTTGAAGCTGAACTCGAAAAAGCCGAGGTCGATTTTGCCGAATTACACGAAAAATACGCCATGCTGTTGGATAAAGGAATTACAGGGGCAGAGGAAACCAGGGCCGAGCTTGCTGATCTATACAAGGACAGAGACAGGGACTTTTATGGCTATACGACCTGTTCTAAGTGCGCGTGTTATTATATCGACAAAAATGGAGACCCGCCATCAAGCGCCGACCCGACTTGTACTCCTTGTGCCGAAGCCGAATGGCTAAACATAAAGCTTGCCGAGTTGCGGGATGCCGTGGCATGGTGTCGTGAGTGCGACGAACTGTATGAATATGACCGTAAACATGGCATCGCTACAGGTGGTGGCTATCTGGAGTTTTTGGAAATAGTCAAATGCGCAGAGCAAGAACTATGCCGCTTGTCAGAGGGTGAGGATGTCTAAACACTGGAACGATCAAAGGTATTGTGAATGTCAACTAATTGCCCTTTGGAATGCAGCAATATATCATGGCATTGAGGTTCCGGTTAGGTATGGAAAAGAATATATGGAAGACTGTGATAAAGCAAGAGCTATCCATGGTGGTTGTATTCACAGCAACCATGTTGTCAATAAGTTAGACTTAAGGGCAGTCAGAGGGCGTTTATCGTGGGGCTGGATTAAGGACAATTGCCCTGTTGAGTTGAAAATATTTTGCCACCGGGGGTATCACTCCGTCTTGGCTGTTGCTGTTAATCTTAAAAAGAAAAAAGTTTTATTGGCTAATTATGCCAAAGGTCGGCTTTACTGGTTGAATGTAGCGAGGTTAATTAAAATACACAACAAGCAAGCCGTCCCTGTCGGTTGGGTTGTGAAGGGAAAAGAATGATGGGCATACAAGAGAAATTTAAAATATGGTCAGAGAAAAAGTTCTGCGTTGACGGCAAGCAGGTTGTGCCGTTGTCATATAGCGATGTGGGGTTTCTTAAAGATGCTTTCTTGGGAGGGTATTTAGCGCGAAAGGCCGAGGAGAAAGGAAAAGATGATGGATGAAGCTATGAAGAAAACAGACGCTACGGTTTTGGGTATAATATATCATCCTGAGCTGCGCGACATATCATATGGAGCGAAGAAAAATATTGCGGAGATGGTTCGTGCATTGTCAAGCAGCCTTGCAGAACCCGGATATTGTGCCGAAATAGCCCACCTGGAAGCGATAATCGAAAACCTGGAAATGTCGGTTAGGTCTTTTACGGATAGCTGGCATATCTAATGAAATGTTAACCTGCAATATGTATGCACTGTACTCTTGACAAACCTGTAACCATAACTATACTAAGGCTATTGATTAATTTTAACGGGAGGAAATAGAAATGAAAAAGTTCATCTCCATCATTATCGTTACCTTTTTACTCTTCGTCGGGTGTTCCATGGTTCCTGCCAAGCCCACAGTAAATACCCCTAACATCCCCGGTGATATCGTAGAAGCCCCTATGTATGCTTATGATGGCGAATTTGATCCTGTAGTGCTATTTTCCTGGGATGTTGTTCGCAAGGCCGTTTGTACTGGTGGGCATGTTCACTACTTCCTACAGAATCCGGATAAAGATGCTAAAATAAAACGCGCCGAAACGATTAATATTCCGGCTGGTGATGGTAAGTACAAGTTGATTGGATACAGATATTTTAAATATGGGGTCGAGTATATATTCTACCTTAATACAAGCAAGGGTCACTACACACAGGTTAGACCGGAAAAGGGGGTTGGGATATAATGCCATATATACCTAAACCTCGGAGAATACAACTGAGCCCTATCTTAGATGAAATGGTACACCAGGAAGTCAATGCTGACGGCGACCTGAATTACATTCTTTTCTATTATGCCAAGCATCATGTCCCACAAAGTTACAACTCGCTTAAGAATTACCTCGGGGAGTTAAACGAGGCTGCTGAAGAAATCCGGCGTAGACTATTAGCGCCTTACGAGGATAAAAAACGGAAGGAAAACGGTGATATATAATGAGGGTATGTGGAAATGAGGATTGTTGTAAATTTATGGAAGAGTATTCCGACAATTGCGGTATGGGTCTTGTAGATGGTTGCAGTGAATATTTCGAGATTATTGCTGAGACCAAGACTTACGACACCTACTACGAAACCCTCTCAATCTTCGTCGGCAAGTTAGTGGACGAAAAACAAGCCGCGTATGGTAACTCCTTCGGCAAGGCGGGTAAATTCTTAGAACTACTTTACCCTGACGGCATTCTCCCCGATCAATACGGTGATGCCTTGACCTTAGTCCGGATATTCGACAAACAAATGAGAATCGCAACTGACAAAGACGCCTTTGGTGAGAGCCCGTATCAAGATATCGCCGGTTATGGGCTATTGGGTCTGGGTAAAGACAATATTAACACCAAGCCAAGTGAGGATTAAAAATGCACATTACACAGAGTCCGATAAGTATTTACTTGATGGGCCAGATTTCAATTAAGGCACCAGAAACTCATGCATGGCGGAAACGGTTGCACGATAAGTTCCATGGAAGCCCCAGATACAATATTATAGATCCGTGTAATAACGAATTTAATAGATCTTTGTTGCGAGAGTCCCAGAAGTCCGTACATGACGACAAGGACCATTGTACTATTCGTGAAGCTCTTAAGGTCAAGGGTCATGATATTATTGTCCCTAAAGACCGTCTGTACGTTCGTACTTGCGACATTGGCATTGTTAATCTTAACCTATACGATCCTGATAAGCCTTTGATTGGTACAATGTTCGAGTTAGCATGGTTTTACGATCAGCCACATAAGACAGTCATAGGGTTTTACAATGGTGACAGCGAGGCTATCTATAAAGGTCATCCGTTTATTTCAAAAACAGTAACGGCATGGGTAGACGATGAATATCAAGCTGTAGATCTTGTTCGGTGTTACTTTGGAGATATGTTTGGAAGGAGAGACTAAAATGACTGAAAAATACTTTAAAATTTACAATTCGGACGGTGATACAAGCGTTAATATTTACACAAAAAGCGAACTTTTGGCAGAACTAAACGAAGAACTTTCTGAAGGCAATACTTCTCATGGATTTCTAACAGAGGAAGACATTCGAGAATACTTAGACACAAACTATTGGGATAATGAAAGTTTAATCATCAAGGGTAAAGTTGTAAACCCTAAGCCTAAAAAGGTCATCACTGAATACGAGGTTGAATAAAATGACAATAAAACTATCACCGGGAAATGCTGTCAAATCACCCAATTTCAACGATGAATTCGACCGGATATTTAACCATTCCGACGATGATCCGGTAGGTATCGATGAGATATTACGTGGCCCCTGTGACTGTGGGTGCGGAATGACCGTTAACGAGTGCCAGAAACATCTTGGATTGTGGGATAAATAAACAAGAGCGAGGGAATGAGAAATAAATTAAAAAAACATATCAGAGTTATTGCGCACAAGACAGGACGGTACAAAGATGTTAATACTGTGTTCTTTTCCTTATATCTACGCAATCGTGGCACACCATATTTACATATATCGAGCAGGTATTATTATTCAGCCATTAGATACGACCCTTTAAACCCCGACTGGACTAACATGGTTTGCAAGGCTCGGATTAGACTGTTGGATTATGTCGTTGAACATTGGGGAGATAAACCGTGGGAGGCGTTATAGTGAATATTTCGGGTTTAATAAGGGCTGAGCTATACAGGTATAAGCATCCATATACACGTAAATGTTGCCCTGCTCTATCTCTTAAAACGATCAACGAACTACTTATAGAGATATACGTTCCGTTGGTGTTGGAGGCTTTTGACATGTACACAGGTGCTTTTAACGAGTTTGATAAAATGATGAACTGTAAAAAAGGTTCTGGCAAGGGGTACAGGTATGAACTCAAATATAAATAGATACTATCCTCAAGGTATCGTTGCTGTGTCAGAATCGGCCAAAGAAACCCTCGAATTAACCAAAGAAGCGATGTATAAAGAGCATGGTTCATACCATACTTTTTTCGTGTCTCCAGGCGCGAGGATGGTCCAGATAGGGTTGATATATACAATCTTGGTTGGAACCAAAGTTTTGGAATGTACGATAGTCCTGATATAAATTCTCCACCAATAGTTATGGTTAGTAAGGGTAAATAGGGCATGAACAGACGTAAATTTATCAAATATTCATGGTTATTGTCAGCGTTGGCGGTGTTGAATCCGTTGAAATTATTAGCGAAAGTCAACCCTAAGCCTACGTTAGAGATTTTAGGAACTAAACATTATGATGGTGTTTGTTTTATAAGCCCAGAACCCATTCAATCATGGACAATAACCCATGTGGACATAGAGAATAAGACCGCAACTTTCGAGCCGACACCTTATGGAATAGGACACAAATGTCTAAAATAACCACCACTGCAATAGAACTCTGGGAAATCGACCTGTACTCCCTACAGATGATCGCTACCTTTTTCGGGGTATCCCGGCAAGCTGTTCGCAACTACCTCTGTAAACACGGCGTTGACACCTCCATTGGCGGTGTACGGCTTATCCAGTGCGACAATTGTGGCGACCTATTCGAAAAACCACGTTCGCAAATCCGACATAACAAGTATAATTACTGCAATTCCACATGCTACCATCTCGCCATGCGAGAGCCTGAACACCAAGCCAATCGCCAAGCCCAAATCAAGGCATGTCGATCTGCAAGTTTACACTATCCGCTTAAAGAAACAGACGTTGTGTATTTCCGTGACCATAACCAAGATAATGATGATATTAACAATTTAATTGTATTCGCCAGTCAAGCTGACTGTAATCGATGGATTAGGGTCGGCGAGGACAAGGCGGGAGTGAGGGTATTATGGCCTTAATGTGCCTGCTATCCTCACATGATAGGTTTCAGGACAAATGGACAATCCATCAGTGTAGCTGTTGTGTTTTTAAGGACATATCCAAGACAGTGACAGAAGATAGCGTTATTGTAAGGTATTACAGTGTTAAAGAGGCACAGGAAGCAGGGTGGAATATAACCAATCACCGGTACTATTCTAAAGATGGAAGCTATGCATGGGTATGCCCCGACTGCGTAAACAAAAAACCAGAAGCGTTTAAATAACAGGAGGATATTATGGCCTTAGACCAAGCATTTTACGAAGAATTTACAAAGTTAACCAAGAACCAAAACGCACACGGTGATTATATCCGCAACTTGTTGCTATTCCGACTGTGCAAGGCTGTCGAGGCGTTGAAGGTTGAGCCGGAGGAAATCGAACCAGCAGAAGTAATGTTCAGGAATGATACCGGTAGTACAGGATGGCCAAAATGATCAAACGTGTTCAAAAAACATGGGCATTCATTAAACATATACACAATGGATTCATGTACGCATGGCGTAGACATTGTAGAAGGAAAAGGAGAGATAATGGATAAAGTAAAATTGGTACAAGACATTGGCAATGAGGTTTGCGAGGGTTGTGGGCCGGATGCTGATTGTGGAGAAGACCCGGAAGAATGTCCACGAATACAGGGTGCAATCCGGATTCTCAATAGGGAATTATGCGCTATTTGCAGTAACGATTAGGAGGGAGGGATAATTGTCGAAATTCAAATACGTAACAATAGCATACGATTACATAAGTCAAACAGACAAGGCGATCCTTGTTGATGCCGGTGACCAGGAACTATGGATACCGAAATCACTAACCAAAGACCCTGGTATGGATTTTGAGGCCGAGAACGAGATGGATGTTAAGTACTGGTTTGCCAAGCAGGAGGGGATTTTATGAGCAAAAGCAAGGGGTTAAAATACAACGTTGACGAAGTAAAGGCTTTCATGAGAATCCACGAGATGAACCCCTACCACAGAGACCTAATGTCTTTACTGATGGATAAGGTCGAAGAATTGCAGGAAAAAACAAACAGACTCGACCTATTTGAAGCATATTGGGACTATGTTGACAAGCATGGTGAAGATAAGTTGATCGACCGTGACCAATGGGGCCGAGCGAGGGTCTAACATGCCGCTACTATTCCACCGCTTTAAAACAGACATAACCAAACATTACGATCAAAACCAGCCACTTGACGAACTGTGCAAAATGCGCCATCTAATGTACCTCGAACACTATTATGACCATTCTCGATTCCAGAATTGCGAATGCTTACAGGATGAACGTGTCAAGTTTTTAACCGAGTTACAGGAAATGGTGGATAGCTTGTTGTTTTAATGAGATAAAAAGGAGATGTTAAAAATGAAAACTTTAAAAGGTGACATTGACACTGAAGGCATTAAGCGCTTGTATGTTGAAGCGGAGATTGTTATGCCTTGTCCGAATTGCAAAAAAGAAACTTCTCATAATTTGGGGGAACAATACCTGTCGCACATGGTTGCCGGTGCTGCTGATAGCGCCTATTTTTATTGTGAAGAATGTGATGAGGATTGGAGTATACCGATTAAACTTATAAGCGCCACGGTTGAAATTGAATATAATACTAATAAAATAATGGAAGGATAGGAGGCGACATGACAATTATGCCGCACCAAGTAGACGAGATTTTTGAGTTTATAGACGAAGATGTTTCTGTTGAATGGCTTTGTTTGCATACTGAAGTAAGTTTTGACGATAGAACCCATACCATGACGATCAAGATAGACAATATTAATGAGGAAAGTTACAAAATTCTAAAAGGGAAAACAAGGGAGATATAAAAATGACTGAAACAACCGAAACAAATAATCCAACCGATGACGATACGCCAGAGCCGAAACTACAAATAACAATTGATGTTTACGAGGACGGTGGCGTTGTGGTAAACCCCATGTTCAACGACTTACAGGCTAACCTCATGGTATTGGCAAAAGCCCAGGCATATTGCGCCGAGATGTTCGTTCTGCAAGCCAGGCTAGAAGCGGAAGAGGCGAATGAAAGCAAAACTATAACATTGCACTAGAGGGGTATAATAATGGCTAAATATCGCAAGAAACCAGTGGTGATCGAGGCATTTCAATGGACGGTAGACGAAGTTCCTGAATGGTGGATAAACGCAAAGGGAATTGAGATAGTTGTGGAAACTGGGTCAGCGATTATTCCTACATTGGAAGGTGAGCACGAAGCCAAGATTGGAGATTTTATTATCCAAGGTGTCAAGGGCGAGCTGTATCCAATTAAAAATGAGATATTCTTGTTGACATATGATAAAGTAGAGGAATAATAATTGTGAATCGATACTTACTATTCTATGGATACCAATATTACCCTGATGGTGGATGGAACGACTTCGAGGGTGACTACGATACTATCGAAGACGCCATGGACGACATAGAATTGGCCAAAATAGAAGAAGACGCTGACTGGTATCATATAATCGACATCGAAACAGGCGTGATGATGGAATATGGATGATGGGGGAGAATTAAAATGACATATAAGATAACATTTGAAACTGATGATGTTCGTGACGTTGTTGCCTTTAACGAGTCAAGGGTATTGTGGCGACTTGTGTGGCGCATGTTGAACGACCTTCCGCAAGAAATATATCAGATAGGAGAAGCACATCCAGTAAACAGCGTAGGCTTTGACGCTGAATTTGTAAAGCTTTTTAAAAAATATGAAAAAAGCGCGAACGTATTAAGATATACCAAAGAGGGCAACTATAATGGATGACGTATATTACCGCGCTGCCGGTCCTATTATAGAAAAATTCCACTTTGACCCGTCCTTTGTGCGTGGAATTAGAGGCAGTGTTGGCTCGGGCAAGACTGTCGGTGCTTGCTTTGAAATCTTCAACAAAGCCTGTACACAAAAAGCCCATAGAAACGTTCGCTATTCCAGATGGGCGCTTATTAGGAACTGTTTTGACGCTAAAACTGAGATTCTTACCGAAAGCCGTGGATGGCAATTTTTCAAAAACCTTCAGCCTGACGACAAGGTTGCTACTTTAAAAGATGACAAGCTAACCTTCGAAATACCTTCGCACTATTATTCTGCACCATATTCAGGTGAAATGACAAGGATTAAACAGGAAGGCATAGACCTGCTTGTTACTCCTGACCATCGTTTGTATGTGTCAACTCGGCGCACTCGCAAGAAGGTGTGGAGCGACTATGAAATAGTTGGTGCTGATAAAATTTATGGCAAGTCTTTAAGGCGTATGAAGCGTGATGCTGGATGGGAAGGTGTCCATCCAGGTTTGCCTGAAGGCTTTTTTGAGTTCCTTGGTTTTTGGTACGCTGAGGGGTACGCCGGGGTTTATGATAGGAGCGACTGTAACGGTAAGCACTATCGCCTTGTTGTCACGCACAACGAAGATGAATATGTTGAAAACTTGTTAAAAATAAATGGTTTTAAATATGGTAAATGCTTTAAAGATGGTGGCAAGTGTGCTAATTATACTATAAAAATATCAAAAAAGAATAAGAAACTAATTGAAGAATTGTCTAAATACGGAAAATCTACCAGCAAGTGGGTGCCACAATATATAAAAGATGCTCCACGTGGGCACCTAAGGGCGTTTATTAAGGGTTTCCAGTATGGTGATGGTTCTTGCCGTAGTCGTGGTGAGCATAAAAGCACGCATTTATACACATCGTCAAAACAGCTTGCAGACGATCTCCAGGAAATGTCATTAAAAGCAGGATACGTTGCCAATCTTAACACGCAGTACAATAACTACAGTCCTGTATATAACATGACGGCTCCGTGCAACACTCTTACGCTTTTAACTGAAAAGAAATATCATCCTGTCATGCTTCCTCGCCATTGGAGCAAAGAGCAATATGACGATATGGTTTACTGTGTAGAAGTATCAACCCATGTGGTTTATGTGCGTCGTAATGGTAGGGCTGTTTGGAGTTCCCAGACCCACTCGGAATTGCGCGATACGACTTTAAAAACATGGATGGATTGGTTCGGCTCATGTTCCAAGGTAAAACAAACGGCTCCTATGCGTGGTAAGTTCTTATGGACAAACCCGATGGACGGAACTGTTATAGACCTCGAATTATGGTTCATTGCTCTTGACAAGCCTAAAGATGTTCGACGGATGAAATCTCTGGAACTTACAGGGGCGTTTATGAACGAAGCGGTTGAAATGCCTAAGTCTGTACTCGACAAAGCCACGGAACGTGTAAGGCGTTATCCTGGGAACCGCAAAGGCGGCATTACTTGGTCAGGCGTTATAATGGATACCAATTCTTGCGATGACGACCACTGGTGGTATGAATTATTCGAGGAAGATATACCCGAAGGCTACGCTGTATTCAATCAACCATCGGCATTGTTACGATTTCCCGATGAGCCTACAATGCAAGCCTACCTTAATAAAAATCCCGACTACCCACATGAAAGGCGCAGCGTTAAAGACCATAAAAATCGTTACTATATAGTCAATTCTGTCTGTGAAAATGTAGACGGTCAACCTGCTGGTGGAGACTACTGGCTTGATCTTGTCCATGGTAAAGATTCTCGCTATATCGAAGTTTTCCTGATGAACCAATTCGGCACTATCACAGATTCTCGCCCGGTATACCCTGAATATATTGATGAATGGCACTGCCCGCCAAAAGAAATTAAGCCTGAACCCAATATTGGCATAACCCTTGGATTTGACTTCGGAAATACGCCAGCTTGTTCGTTATCCCAAATCTTACCATCTGGCCAGAAAGTATGGTTTGATGAATTCTATGTTAAAGAACACGCTGGAATGGGCATCCGCAAATTCTCCCGAGAAGTATTGGTACCAGAATTGTTAGACAATTATTTACCATGGCTTCAAAAGAAACTTATAAATGGCTTTGGTGACCCTGCTGGTCGGACTCCCGTTCAAACCGATGAGAAAACCTGCTTTATGATACTGCGGGAATGCTTATTAACAGAAGGTCCAGATGGTATTGACTATCATGCTAATGCCTTAAAACTACACGACAAGGAATGGGTTGAATTATTACGCTACAAAGCCATAGAGGGTGAAGTTTCAATCGGTGATCTTGGCGTAGAGGTTGGACCGGCCAGGACTAACAATCTAATTCCACGAATTGATGCTGTATCAAAATGGTTGATAGCTAAAATAGACGATGGCCCTGCATTTCAAATATCAAAAAAATGCAAGTTGGCCCGTAAAGGTTTTCGTGGCAAATACCGATATCAGCGTGTTCAGGTTTCAGGCGATGCAAGATACCACGATATTCCCCTTAAATCGCTGGAATCGCATCTTATGGATGGATTCCAAGCAGATTGCCTAGAGTCAGAATATCAAGCGCACAATGTGTCTAAAGAAGAGGAAGAACGTCAAGCCAAGGAACTACGCGAAAGAATCGGCAATACATCGGCGGCAATGTGGGATGAAGTCGAGCAGATGAAGGATGATTTAGACGCTGAATATGATGCTATAAACGACGCTTATTGGGAGGATTATTAAAATGAATTATTACAAAACTATATATGACACAATTTACGCTCAAGTTTTAGATTTTAGAAAATTTAGACTTGTCGAAGATTACGACATGATGGAAAGGGTGTTTGTTTTGTTTTTACGAAGACCGGGACATCCTATCATCGATGACGGTTATCGTGTTTATGGAACGGTAAGGGTTGCCGGGCCAACTATACATTATATCAGTGAGCATTATAGGCCAAGCCCCAATCTTGAATATCCATATGAAACCGAAGCTGTTCCTCCACTTGAAGAAAGGAGGGCAGACTTTTTCAAGAATCTAAACTTTATGGTAGTTATTGCTTGCGAGGACATGATAGCAGCGGCCTTACCGTATATTGGAGACGGTTGCGTTGAAATATCCAACAACCCTGATGGCCCATGGATTAATTTAATGCCGGAATAAACAAGGGAGGATTATTAAAATGTTAACATCTAAACAGCAAAATAGATTATTACCGTTAACATCTAAGGCTGAACTTTGGTTACTTCAGCACGTTCAAAGGATATTGTCAGCAATATGCCCACATTGTGGCAGGAAAAGAACACCTGGGCAAAATTTGAGACGCGCAACGATAACAATCTTTGAACTCAGGTCTGATGGCAAGGCTGGCGGTTGGTATTGTACAGGGTGTCGGCGAAGTGGATATTGGCATAAAGATCAGAGTTTGGAGAGCATACCTTTGCGGGTTAATGAATGATATTAATAGGGGGATTATTAAAATGATAACAACAATGGCAACAATCACAGGCATAACATTCTTAACTTTACTGGCAATGCTCGGCATACAGATCAACAACAACCGTAAGGATCGCCAAATGTATCAATCCGAGATAGAAAAACTACACCTACGGCTATCTTCACGCACGGTTGGGGAATACGCCGAAGCAGTCCATGTGTTAGAAACAAAACCAGATGAACCGGTAACGTCAGAAGAAAGGCGTGAGAGTTTAACCGAGTATATTGATAGAGAATCTGATACATTCAGGGTAGGTTGACAAGGAGACACTAAAAATGAGAGGCAAGACACCAAGGAGAATCGAGGACTGTCCGATATGTAGCAACGACGCTTTTAAACTCGATGAATACAAAATAAACAACCGACTATTGCGACATTACGAATGTTCTGAATGCGGTCATTCTTTCAGTCTATACTCAGATGGTAAGCTATGGCATGGAGATGACTGCGAACTAGACACTTATGAATATATGCAATTAAATAGTTAACGACCAAGCACTAATCCCAACATTTAAAACACCCACCACTTGACAATTCGCATTATAGTAGTTATAGTGTGATTTACACTTAGTAGGTGTTTTTTTAAAGGAGAAAGCAGATGAGCAATACAACAAAAAGGTGGCCACATGAAGGTGGCCAGATGAGCAGACCGACAGATTCCGTTCTGGCACCAAAATTAGACTAACCACCATATAAACCACAAGGTTGCGCCACTATCCATCAGGTGTGACCATTTTTTGCGCCATATAAGTTAGACGCACCTAACTTTCTTATACGCACCAACCATTATGAGGCACAATGGCAAAAAGTAAGCCTGACAAAACATCCGACACACCCAATACAGCCGACACATCCGACGACGACCAATACGAAAAAAGACCCGACAAGTCAGCAATAGAGATAGTCACCAAGCTGTTCAACGACCATCTTGACGCTTCAATTCAGGTTCAGCAACGTATATGGGAACGCAACCTGTTGTATTCCATGGGTGAACAGCAACTTGATTGGGTGCGATCAACAGCAATGTTTCAGCGTCGCGGAAAAGCAAAAAACAAGCCAACGCCTACTGACAATATCATCCGTGATTACATACGTTCTATGAAGGCCATGGTTCTCAATAAGGAATATGGTATCCGAGTATGGCCTAATTCAAACGACCTTGAAGACAGGGAAGCTTCCGAACTCGGCGGTGATGTTTTACGTCATATGGATACCATGAACGATGACGAGTTTAACGTTATTAAAAACTGGCTTGCCCATCAGATGATATTGTTCGGAACGTCCTTCTGTCGTACCTACCCCGCTATGGAGTCAGGCGAATGGAATATGACCAAAGACGGCCTTGTGATGACCGGCGATGTTGGCAACGAGGTAATTCTACCGTTCAACCTGCGTTTTGACGACTACGGCGACATGCTGAAGAAAAAGCGCGAAATCGGCATTAAGTCTCTCAAAGATCGTGAATGGACGGAAGATACATTCAAGGTTCTACTGCCATCCGGTGACGATGACGACAAGATGGACTACCAGAAACGCCTGATGAAACTCGTATCTAACGTATCCGGGTGGAAGGGTGCCGGTATAGATAGTTCATTGTTCGACCTGGGCGCAGAAAACATGGTTGTATTTAAAGAGGTCGAAATCAGACCGACCAAACGACACCCTGATGGCCGTTATATAATTGCGGTTGGCGACAAGATTCTCCTTGAACAAGAAAAAATGCCTATCCCTGTAAAAAAGGGCAAGTTTTATTACACCATTACAGATTTCCATTATCACCATATTCCGGGCCGGTTCTTGTCAGATGCAGGCGTCAACGACCAGATATCGCCACAAGACTCTATTAACGACATCGATTCCTCCTTAGAAATGAACCGCAAAGGTTTAGGCCGACCGATTATTTCAATGCCAAAAGGCGGTGGAATAAAACGTCTAAATGCTCACGGTCAGGCATTTATAGCGTTAGAATTCGACTCACTATTAACCGGAGGGGCAAAACCAGAAATCGACCGTGGCCTTGCGCTGCCCCAACAAATACTTGAAGAGCGCGAAGTCAGAAAGCGTGGCGCTGCTGACACGGGTGGTAATCCAAGAAACATCTTAAGTGGTAAGTCTCCCGGTTCTCAATCGTCCGGAAAGCTGGCAGGAGAGCTACGAGAAGCCGCAGAACAGGGACATACGCCTGACGTTAAGGGTTTCTATCGCTCACTAAAAGAAGTCTACACAAAGCGCCTTGTGCTGGCCCAGTTAATATATACCGAAGAACGCATGATCAAGATTGCCGGTGAGGGTCACCATGTCGAAATCAAGAATTTCAAAGGTGCCGACCTTCGGAATAATACCGATGTACGCCTTGAACTCGACGCAAGCGCCGTAGCTACCAAGTCTGGACAGACCATACAAATCACCGAGATGGCAAAGTCCGGAGTATTCAACGCCGATTCCACCGTACCGCCTGAGATCCAGGAAAAACTAATGCAGCAAGTCGGAATTAAAACATTTGAAACTAAAACAAACATCCATATCAGGCGTACAGAACGTGAGAATGCCTATATTGCTACTGCTGATAAAGACGACTTTGAACAGATACAAGAAGACGGTCAGGTGTTTGGCGTATATCTACCGGGCTTAATGGCAACCATGGACATACCAAATCCTGACGATCCAAATGCGCCACCTGAACAAATAGTTATTAGCGGTGACCCGGCGTTCAAAATGGAGAACCATCAATTATGCCTTGAAACCCATTTAAACTTTATATTATCGCCGGAATTCAGGAACTTACTAGAAGAAGCACAAGTGGTTGCGATTAACCATTACGACGCTCACAATTTTGCAATGCAATCTCAAATGGCGGAAAAGCGGAAAATGGCAATGCAAGATGAACAGATGAAAGCCGAAATTAACCAAGCTAAGAAACCACCGGTAGCGGGGACGGGGTAAATAATATTGGAGTGGTGGCAACAGTTAATAATGTGGACAACATTGATATTGGGGTTGGTTGATTTTGTGCTAATGATTAAATACGGCAAGGTTGACGATCAAGACATTGCATGTTGCCGACATGTCTATCCAGGTTCAGGTTTTGCAGCAATGTTAAAATATAAAAATGTGAAGTCACCCAATGCTCTGGCTGTCACGGATGTAGGTAAGAAAGCTTATGGTGTAGTCTCGGTAGATGGTGGTCATGGTACTTTAAACTATGCTCGTATCTGCAAGGTTTGTGGAGGAAATGGTACTATTCTTCATGATGGTGGATTTGAGAAGTGTATAAACGATAACTGTGAATCTCACACAGCAGGTACAGGGTAATGGCTGAAAATTATAATTGCGATGGAGTAGCATATTTAATTAACGGGATTCTTTATCTTCCCAGGTACAGTGAAGACGGCGAGATAAAAACGCACGTCGTATATGCCCCGTTGGAACAGGACGCTTTTGAATATAGTCCAAATTACGATTTATGGATAAGTGATTTTTTTATATAAACATACAACAATCAGCAACTTAGCTTAGTATCTCAGATATTACCCATAGGTTGCAGGAGGTTAAACATGCCGAAAGACGAAAAGGTACAACAGGTATTGGACGAATTAGCATCAAAAAACGCAGGTGTTGAAGACGCTACGGTTAACGTGGTCGATGCTGCTGTAAATGCGCAAGAAGACGCAATTGCAGATCGCGAGGCCCAAGATACCGAAGAGGTCTTGGATGGCGATGACACTGGCACTGTTGATGCTAAACCTAAAACACCCGATACCAAAGAAGAAATCGATGCAGATAAATATGCTGAGATGGTCAAAGCACAAGAGTCGTTCGGAGCAATTTTAGAAAAGCACGGATTTGACTCTTTGGAAGAACTTCAGGAAGCCGTCGATTCCGGTGAGTCGCTGAGGCAACTTATCGGGAACAGAGACGCCAACCAAATGGTAGAAGATGTTGAGCTTTTTGATAGATACAAGGCTCACTGGGAAAAGGAAAAGGAACAAAGGTTACGCGAAGAAGAGGAACCGGACGATACAATTTCTCGTTTGGAAAAAGAGCTTAATGCCACTAAGAAGGCCGAGTTTGAGCGTAAGAATAAGTCCAAGGCTGTTCTTGAAGCCGAGGCTGCGATCAGGTTTTTCGACAACACGGTTACTTCTGAGATCGACAAGTCCAGCATGCCTAAAGAATATGCACAATATCTAAGTACATATCTTGGGGTAGATAGTCCTGCGACCAATGTTGATGTCAGTAAAAAAACAGAAATCCGGAAACACGCACGACAGGGTATTGAGGATTTCAAAGCCTTCGAGCAAGCTGTCATTAAGAACTATCTGAACGGTAAAGGCGAAGTAACAAAGGTTCCTCCGGCAGACACAACCAAAGCACCGGTTGAAAAAGAGCCAGAAAACAAAGAAGGGTTGGAAGGATTACGCGCAAGGTTTCTCGAAAAGATGAATATACGCACATAGTGAGTCCACCTTGCATAGACATACTATGCATAATCCAACCAATCTAAACCAAAAACTTAAAACTCCTGAAAGCTGTGGAGCAAAATATTTTAACTTTTAGGAGGTTAAAATGACTGTATATCACGATTTATCAAACTTAGCAGACACGCTAAAAAACGTTTATGGCAAGGGGCTGCACGATCAGTTCAACCTCGAAGCCATAACCTATAACCAGTTTCCGCATTCCCCCATGAAGCCCAAGGGTAAAGGGTACGTGTTCGGTATCCGGTGGGAAGGCGCACAAGGCGTTGGTGGCCGTTTAGAATCACAAAAACTGCCTCAAGGTCTGGCTGGCAAGTACGATACCGGAACCATCGTGCCGAGTTACCAGTACGGTTCTCTTCGGTTAACCGGCCCTGCAATGGCAATGGCTGAAGGTGACATGGCTGCTTTCGTAAATGGCCTGTCCGACTCCATGGATGACATCTACAAGTCTCTGGTCATGGAAATGAACCGTCAAGCACATTCTGATAGTTGGGGCAAGGTTGCGACTTTAAGCGCCGCTTCGACCGTGCAGACTAATACCACATGGACGGTAACCTGCGACAATGACGTAGGCATGATGTATGCCCGAGATGGCATGTTGGTTGACTTTTACGAAGCTGCCGGTGATGTGGTTGATACCACTGCTTATGCTGTTGGCGCTCGTATTAGTGCCGTTGACCTTACTGCTGGCACCTGTGTGATGGAAGCCAATGTTGCGGCTACCTATTTGACCAGTAATCACCCGAATTCCACGATTGCTGCTTATACGCCTCAAGACGGCGTGGCACTTGCGTCCGGTTCCCTCATGATCCACATGGGTTCCAGGGATGCTGCACATGTCAACGCTACCGACACTGCCTCTGACATGATGGGCCTTGATGGTATTTTCGATGACGGTACGAACCTTGATACCTTTGAAGGTCTAACCGTGGCAAGCTGGCCGAAATGGCAAGCCAATATGCTCGGCAATAGCTCAGTCAATCGGGAACTTTCCATTGACCTTATGCTGCAAGCCGTTGACTTGACCCGATTTCACTCTACGTCCAAAAATAAGATTCAGATGAGAATGGGTCTTGGACAAAGGCGTAAGTATGTCGGTCTGTTGCTGCCTGATGTTCGTTTTCAGCCTACTCAGCTTAAGGGTGGGTACGAAGTAATGACGTTCGCAGCCGGTGACGGTTCTACTGAGATCATAATCGATCCGATGACTCAGCCGAACAAAATCATGCTTCACCCTGCCGGAACCATCAAGAAGTACGAGGTGAAACCGCTTGGATGGGGTAACATCGGCGACAAGATGCACCAACGGGCAGGATATGACGAGTACGATATGTTCTTACGCCTCTATACCCAGTTGGGAACGGAGCAAAGGAACGCTTGCACTTTAATTAAGGATTTGACGGAGCCTAACATCTGGAGTTAACAGGTACTTGCGTGGATTCAGAAACTCCGGGTATGAAATTTGGGATATGTTTTACCAATAACTCAAGCGTATCTCAAATGTAAATAACCTAAAACTGTAAACCTGGGTGGTGTCTTCCGCTAGTTAAATGCTCTTAACAGTATTGGCACCATCAAACCTGAAACTTAATATATAGTATATCGTGCTTAATCGGCATGATGGAAAACTATGAGGTAAAACAATGATTAAAAAAAGAAATTTAGACAATGCTTTAGTTCAATGGATTATGACCCAGACAGGTCTTGGTCCTGGAATTGGCAAATTGAAGTATGTTGCCAAGGCCACAGCAACAGCGTCGCAGTACAGATCCACACTTGAAGAAAATGGTGTGGAAACTGCGGATTTGTTCACCACACTAAAGGATGCCTATGCTGCTACCGTAACAAACAGGAATGACGTTATGCTGGTTGCTCCTGGGGCTTACGACGAAGCAGCTACCTTGGATTGGACTAAGGATAATCTGCACATGATAGGTCTTGGTGGGCCAAACCAGCAATCCGATTACAGCGAGGCTAACACGGCTATTTACACGGACACGGCTGCGGTTGACTACACTATTCATCTTACTGGTGATCACTGCATAATGAAAAATATTCATATTGGTAATGCAGGTGCAAATGCTGGTAATTTTGGCCCGTTGTACGTAAACGGTTACGGTAACTATTTTGAAAGGTTGGGACTTGTAGGCAATATGACCAGTCAGCAACTTGCTGACGATGATTGTGCATCCCTCCATATTGGTACTACTGCCCACAACTGCCATTGGATAGATTGTGCCATCGGCGAAGATTGTTGGGGGCTGAGAACTGCTGCCTACAGTGGCCAAGTATCGTTTATTGGGTCACAGCCTAATGGTGGTTATTTTGAAAGCTGTAGGTTTAGGTCAGCATCTGCTGTTGCTACCGTTGCTATGATAACTGCATATAAAGGGGCAGCAGGGTCAACGCATATTGGTCGTGGTTGGTTCTGGAAAAATTGCGTATTTAACAATTTCGACCAATCTTCAACGGTAGGAACTAACTGTAATGAGGTGTTCAGCCTCCAAGACGCAACGGGTTCCTGGCCGATGATGTTGCATAACTGTTCGGCATATGGTTATGACCGATGGACCGATCAAACTGCATATGTTCTGAAAGGCACGATGCCTGTTGCAGATGATGGTGGTGGATTGGACATCAGGCTTGACCAGACAGTAGCCGGTGGTAGTTAATATTAATCCTATAAGGGGGGGGGTTTACCCCTTCCCTTATACTTTTTAAGGCAGTAGGGCAAAAACTGTTTTGTGGTCACTGTTCGATTCTGTATCAACGACCAGGGCTAATTTAATTACTTTAATAGGTGAATAACGTGTCATCTTTATCGCAAACTCAAAAAGACAGGTTGCGAAAGCAGAAAATTAACAGTTCTCAATTCGATTGGAATTACATCAACAATGGTGGGCCTATAAATCATGTTCTATCTTGTGGCTTCATTAACAAAAATTACACTAAAGGCATGGAGCTTAAAAACGGCAAGACTGGATACGACCAAATAAAGTGGGATGACTAACTACTTCCCGTTAACATAACCAAAAACCAAAGGACAGCAAATGAAAACAATCAACGAAAACAAGGCACTAAAAGCCTACGCTACCTACTGCATAACCACACCGGAGCCAATGGAGTTTGAAGAAATGTTCCGTGAGGTTCCATTAGGCTACGAGGTCACAAAGCAACACCTCTTTGCGTATGGTCTCGGCCACGAAGAGCCCCTTCAGCGCATGAAAGACATCCGGAGCCTCCTGAAACCTCGCATGGACTCCTGCTACGAAGCCGGTTTCCACAATGCGGCCACCCTGTTCATCAGCTTTTTCACCAAGGCAAAGAACGATGTTTACCTGGACGTTACAGAATGCGAAGCCGAAGAATGCGTATGTGATATCCCGGAAGACCTGACAGATGTGGTTGTAGCGCTTGAGGGTAAAATGGTCGAAATGGCCGATATGTCTGACAACTTCGTCAAAGCCGCAGAGAAAGACGGTATTATCGCAGCCAATGAAATCAAAGCCTTGAGAGAAAAGGTTGAATGGCTGGAAGCAGAAGTAAAAACGGCAGAGTCCAGGGCTTCGGTAGCCAACGTCATCGTGTAGCACAATTGTATAACACAACTGTATAACTAGAGGTGAAGTATGTATGAACCCGACACTCATTTTATGGAAAAACTAAAGTCATTAGATCCAAAATTGGGGTGTAAATACAACAACCGTACCGAGAAGTTCAACATAACCTTTAGACATGTAACCGGAGAAGACATACCTCTTATCCAAGTATCATCCGAAGCTGGTGGGTATCGTCAACCTGATCGGCGTGAATTACTCTTATTGGGCGAAAGTGACATGGAGAAACATTCTCGGCGCGACCATCTCAATAAAGCATCTAAGTATGTCCGGGACTACCGTATCAAGCAGATCAGGGACGCTTCTGACAATATTCGCAATATGACCAAGGACAATAAGTACCAGCTTAAAAACGCAGCACGAAGACTTACGGGTTCCGGCAAGGCGAACTCAATGTTTAGGCGTATTAACGTGAAGCCGAAAGGTAAAGTATTCAAGTAACTTTCATTAACAGTATTTATGCAAGGTAACAACCGCAATGTTAATTAGCAATTACTTTGTTTAAACACACCAAAGGAGATTAACAATGGCTATTACTCTATTTAACCCGACGAACGAAGACCTAACAGGCTGTAAGGGCGGCAAGAATTTCACTATTCCAAAGTATCCGGAAAGAGGACATAAGGTTACGGTTGACGATGCCAAAGCTAAACATTTACTGAATGTCTTGGGGCCGCGCGGCTTAACCTCTCTGGAATACGGTGATGAGCTTGATGACGGCAAGAACGAGAAACGAAAGGCTGAAGACGGAAGAAATCGCAACCTTAGCTTTAAACGCAAACAAGTCATCAGATACAACCAGGAAAACGAGGCCCGAAAAGCTCAACAGTTAGGTTATATCAATCCTCCTGATCACATCGAGGAATACGCCAAGGAACTCGGCACAGGGCTTATACAGCCATATGCAGTGCAAGATGTCAAGAACGAAGAAATATCAGGGTTAAAAGAAACAAATGCAGAATTAATGAAGCAACTCTTGGACCAGGGTAAAAAGATGGAGGGCATGTTCAACCTTCTTCGTGACAAGGGCATGCTGATGAACGACGAGGAAACGCAAGAACATGAACTCGAACAGTTCAGGGAAAAGTACATACGAATGAAGCCGACTGAGTTTGGACCGTTTATATGGAACCTTGGTGCTGTGGCGTTTCAGGAATTATCGATTCCAATCCAACAAGACCTTCGGGCAAAATGGGCACGTTTCTTTGAAGACGGAGAGACTGACAAGAAAAAAGAACCGTTCCCTTTTTAAAGGGTAACAATGACAACTTATGATGGTAACTGTTACAACATACTAAGCGATGTCAGATATGGCATTAACGAACATTCGACAGCATTTCTGCAAGCCACTGACACCACTTGTCCTCATAAAAACGCCTGGTTGGTCAATTGTATCAACCGGGCGCAACGTTATATCTACAACATCCTTCTCAGGCGCATACCGGACGAGTTCTTTGAGTCATCTGCCATAACCGGTTCAAGTTCTGTCTACACCCTACCGTGGGACTTCGGCAAATTGCGCTACTTCAAAGACGACAATAAAAAGCGTGTCTACCGCATTGACCATGAAGGCCGCAAGATTTCCGGTGAAACAGGTTCCGACCGTGCTTATTACCGAAAAGGAAATACACTGGTACTTGACAAAGACGGCGTTTCGGATGTCTACACCCTCGAATACTACCGTAAGGCGCGTGATTTAGACCAAGGTTTAGCCTCAGCCGGTGCAGCTACATCTATAACCCTCGCAACTTCTGCTAAAGCCATTGCTGATTATTACAACGGCATGGAAATCGAAGTCACAACTGGCACCACCTTTATCGACACCATAACAGATTACACAGCGGCCAGGGTTGCAACTATCACAAATGCAGGTGTTGCTTCCACCTATTACGGTATTGTGTCTGATATACCCGAGATGTTCCACCACCTGATAGCTCCCAAGGCCGTCCATATAGTTAAAGAAGAATCTCCGGTTATCCAAGAAAAACCCACCAAGGGATCGTTGGAATTGTGGAACGCAGATATGCTGGAATCCCTACGTTCATACGCAGGTTCGGACATCGATGGTTCCGTTGAAGATATGTTTTGTGATTATGAACCTATCGGATGGTATAATGATGGGCTTATAGTATCAATATAATAGGAGATAACCATGCCACGCAGCAAAGACGAAATGACAGGCAAGAAACAACTATTCGGAGATATGCACAAGATAATCCGAGAAGCCAATAAACCCAAAAAGAAGAAAAAGGGTAAGAAGTAAGTGCTGAAGCCATTCACAACAATTAAAGGGATACCGCTAAGAGGTGGGTGCAATACTGTAGTAGACAAGGCACTTCTGCCGTTTGGGTCTTTCAGTATGATACAGGATCTACGCGCCAATCATCCCGGATTTGAACAGCGTCTCGGACAGCACGTGTTGCACGATACGGCAGATAGCACCAACCAGGCAATGACATTGTACCAATTTAGAAAGTCGCGGATTGACGAAAAGCATTTCTATTCGCAATTTTCTGATGGCGATGTCTTGGAATCAACAAATGCTCCTCCGGCTGTAGCTACATCTGCTGTGTTTGGAACGGTTGAAGCTCACGATGGGACTACTAAGGCTGCTGGAATGAAACCGGCGTCCTGGTCTAATCTTGATGATGTTTTGTTGTATTCAAACGGTGTTGACCAACATCAAGTTTCAGCGGGTGATACAAACTATGTCTCCAAGGTTGTTAAGTTTGATGGGGTGACTGCGGCACCGGCTAATGTTCCAACAGTAGGAATAGACTATTCGATACAGGCGACCGACGGGCTTACCACAACCTCTGTTGACTTGGGCTCAATGGAGCCATACGCCGCATACCATTGTTTATTTATATGCACCCCAATTCCTGCAAACAAACTGACATTTACAATGGCTTTACTAAACGATACCGCTTCAGTGTCGAGCCTATACTATAAAAAGAGTGATGGTGCGTGGACGGAGCTAACCTCAGGGACTCATGGGTGGGCAGATGGAACAGACGTTGCCGGAGATACCTTAAAACAAACAGGAGCAATGGCGTGGACAACCCAGCCGACCGATGAAGTTCCGCATTTCATGTATGGTAAATCAGGGTTTTGGTATCAACTAAGAGTTACCGTAACAGTAGATTCAACGGTAACTGCTACAAAAATAACATACGGCTCTCCCTTCCAGGACTTACGCAATGTTTGGGACGGAGCTGTACCTGCCGGAATCGAGGTTCAGGTAGGGACAACTGCCGGATACTACGAAACATATGGTGCCACATCAGTTAGTTTAGACGCATTAGCATCAGCAAAATTAATATATGTCTTATCTGCGGAACCACTCCAAGGAATCTATATAGACGTTGGAGAGATTATCGATACAAACGGAACGGACATGACATCCGTTAAGTATTGGAACGGAGCTGCTTTTACAACCGTAGGGACTATAACAGATGGGACAAACGGGCTTGGAAACTCTGGGTGGATAACTTTCCCAAGACAATCAGCGGTTCAGCCCACACAGTTTGGAACTAATAAGATTTACGGGTATTGGTATGAGCTTACCTCTCCTGCCCAAACTATGCCTGCAGATATGAATGTTGGTTTTTACACCATGCCATATTTTGACATTGAGGAGATCGGGAAAGGCGTGTCAAATTGTGCATGGAAGCACAGGGGATGCTACTCTTTTACATTGTTTGGGGAATACATTTATGTATCAGCGTCCTATCTCCCGCTTGCACTAAACGGGGATGACTTTGGGGTTCTTATTGCCGGAGACGGACGTTCAAATAAGGTCGTAGCCATGCGCAGATTCCACAACGAACTAATGGTGTGGCAGGAAGAAAAGGGTGTCGAGGGTGGATGTATAACATTGTTCCAGGGATATGATCCAAGTAATTACGGGTCGTTATTGTTATCATCAAAAGTTGGCACCATGAACGCAAAGAGCGTTGCAGTTGTAGATGGTGTTTTAACTTCAACCGCGACCGAAGAACGTATTAAGACATTGGCGTTTTGCTTATCGCGGTACGGTGTGTGCGCAACGGACGGGAAGACGGTTTCTGTAATATCAGATGATATTCAGAACTATTTTGACCCATCTAAGACAGAATGCATTCGCCGTGGGTATGAGAACGAAATGTGGCTTGAGCATGATTCATCTAAAAACATTCTGCGCATTGGATTAGTTTCAGGGTCTTCGGCAACCGTGCCAAATATCTTTCCGGTATTTGACCTGGTAGACAAGACGTGGAGCTTTGATAATCCAGAACAAGAATTGTCTTGCATGACTGAAATAGAGTCGGACGCGGCGTTCACTATTGATTCGGTGTCTTATGATCCTGCTGTAATTCAGGTTGGGGGCGGGGTTGATGACGGGTTTGTGTACCAGTTAAATGTGGGCAAAAACGACGTGACCACCGCGATTGACGGTTATCTCACAATGGAGCTCAATGACGGTGGTGAACACATCCAATTAACAGAAGTAATGCTTAGGGCCAAGGCGGTAGCCACGTCAGCGGGAAACATCACCGTAACATTTACAAAAAACACTATTGCAGACGGAACCAAAACACTTTCTATGTCGCCGGAGATTGCAACCCAAACTATACGAAGGCATAGATTTCCGGTAAATATTTGTGACCAAAACATATCTATTAAACTACAAAATAATGCTGCGAGCAAAACCATGGAATTGCTTGACATGGGTTTGAAGACGGGGATTTATGAAGGCAGATAGAAGGTGGACAGGCAAGATCATCAAGACAAAACCGTACAGAGACGAAGCAACCGGCGAAATAGTTCCCAGTGATCCGCCAATGAACACGGAAGGATTTTGGGTAAAGCCGAAGGTTAGCGCGGCAGATTATGTCAAGAAAAACAAACGTAGGAAAAAAACCAACACTTAGAGACTACGGGATTCAGCCGTATCGTGCTTGCGATAAGGAATATTCTGACGTTATGCGTACAGCCACGTTTAAGGCGGCGCATGATGCTGTGGTGATAAGGGAGTCTGAATTTGCAAAACCGTATGGAGATGTCGAAGAGGTTGGAGAAGATTATAGCGGAATGGAATACCCTGCGCCAAGAATCCCGCCCCCAGGTAATGATTATCCGGGGATGGGGTTGCCTGTGCCTGACTTTGGAGAAATATACAATCCGTGGCATCTAACGTTTTATTGTTCGCCTGATCTTTGCTGGTGTGAGGGTGAGCAAAAGTGTGCTACAGCCAACTGTACCTATGAAATTGTTAAGGTTGAATTCGCTTATTTTTCATATCCAGAGTGGAGTTTAACATGGACAAAGAATCGGATATGCATAACAGCTCCCGCGGATGCAAGTGGTTCTCCGAGCATTAATATTACCATGAGGGCTAATATACCAAAGGGCGGTGGGTTGTGGCAAAGAAAGTTCGATGTGGTCTATGGAACTCATGGCAACATTTCAGTCAGCGAGTGCAGGGCTTCAGAGTGTTGCAGCGGAACCGTAACAGCGTGGGATTATGTTAATAGTGCTGCCACGATAGGACAGAGCGCCAATACCATCGTGTATGTAACAGGATCAGGAACCGAGCTTGAATGGTCAGTATCAGGCACAGGCTTTTTCTTTGATGCTGGACTTTCTTTGACAACCATAACGACAGGCGCCTCAACAACACTTTACACAAATGCTTCGGCTTGTGGAGCAGCAACGATAACCGTAACCGATTGTGCGAGCAATGTAGTAACTGGGTATATTCGTTGCACGGTTGGAGTGTGGACTACTTTTAATGCTCATGATTTCACAACGTCTGATTGTGGCAAACAGGGAGCTTGTGGTACCACAAGCTATTATTATACTGATCCCGGACATAGAGTTATTTGCTGGGGAGATCAAACAATGATACGAATAAATATTCCAGAGGGTTGTGATAGTTCTAATGGGTTTAACCGGGAAGAAATAACAGCAACGGCTCCAGATGGAGTTACGATTAGCCTTGATGGTGGTGAGGCTTACGACAAAGAGGGCAGGCTTGCGTCTATCTGTTTTAGTAATACTCAGGTGGGAGGAACACGGTTGATAGGAATTGATTGTAGTGAACAGTATTTTGAGTGTGCATAATGGATGAAAAGCGATATAACTTTATAGACAAAACTTTTGTTACCTTTGACTTTGGTATGATTCAAGATTTCTTTACGCTTTTCTCATTAATGGATAAAAATGATATAAGCAGAGAGGAATTAACCAAGTACCGAGACCTAAAAGCGTCTGCTATATCAAGCAACAAGCCGGTAGGCAGGCTTTGTCCAGAGTGTGAAGCTCCTATGGCTTTAGAGTATGTCAATATAAGTCCAAGAACAGTAACCGGGGATGACAGCAAAATAGTCTACACATGTATTAATCGAGATTGTATGCACCAAATATTTGAATAAGGAGTATGAAATGGTAGTATATGGGTTTAACACCGAAGAAGAGGAAAATATAAAGGACTTTCCTATTCCCGAGCCTCCTCCGACATATTCATCTGTTAGCGGAGAAAGCGCAAAGGTTGACACGTCTACTTACGGTGGTTCGTTTGAGCCATCCGTGTCCACTCCTTCTTATGACCCGACCATGAGCGGGCTGCTTGGGACTATGGACGACTATACTGCCTCCCTAAAGGCTGCGCCTGGATATACAGGCGGTGTTCATGCTGTATCCGCTCCTGCAAACACCGGGCCATATGGCGCTGAACCGCTTCCGGCCTCTACGTGGAGACAGGATCTTGCGGCCGACACGGCAAGGCTTAATCTTACTTCGGGGTACGCAATGGGTCCTGGTGGGGGTATGCCTCCAGAAAAACCGAAAGCTCCTACAGTTCCCACGCTTTCCCCCTACACATTACCAGAAAGGGGAACCGCCCCTATATTTGAAGCTCCTGAATGGGACAAGTCTGAAATAAACAGACTATCACGGGAACATTCCGCAGCGCCAATAAGAACTCTCAGGGAAGCATACCAGAGGGTGGCAGCTCGACTTCCGACCAATCCTCAGTCACGGGTATTGCTCAAAGATGCCATTGCGGGATATGGTACAGGGCTTGAAGGTGTTATGGCAGGATCAAGAAGAACTGCTCGCGGAGAATATTCTGATAAATACGGCAGAGAATACCAGACCGAGGCAACCAAGTACGGTGCTGAAGCAAGGGAGTTTGAACAAGACTATGCGTCACAGGTAGCGCAATCTCAACAGCAGGCAATGATAGAAAATCAAAATTTAATGAATCAGTATCAGGCAGACTATAACGAATTTTTACGAACAGTTTAGGAGTAAGATTATGCCTAAAAATCTAACTACGGGATCAACTGAAGCCGACCGCATAAAAGAGGGACGCCCAATAAGGAGTTTTACTGACGACCCTAGCCTAATGGGAACCCAAAATCTTAAAATAGGTCCAGAATATGGTGGTGGACCTTCTATGTGGGAGGCCCCTCCGAAAGATCCCTACGCTTCACGAAAACGGACAGCACAAGCAAAGATTCCCCCAAGGCCCCCAAACAGCGTTATGTATCCTCCGGGAGAGAGCGATTTTAAAAATCGTGAAAAATACAGCGCTTTTGTTATTGGAAAGATGGGATTTGATCCCGATACGCTCGACCCTTATGCAGAGGTTGAAAAAGCACAAGAGCTTGAACTACCATCTGTGTTTGAGAAAGCGTTCGGGGGTAAGATTTTATATCGCGATAAGGACAATCTTACCAAAGAAGAAAAAGACCACTGGAACGTTGTCCACAAGGCTTTTAATGTTTATGTAAAAGACCGGGCTACAGATAAAGCCAAAAGGGGCAAGGACGAATATAAGACCAGGATGAAGGTTTTCGATGATAAGTTGGCTGAAAAAAAGGCGATTCCCGACCTTATGCAAACATCTTTAGAATCTATTTTTCTTTCGCTTGATGAAGATGGAACAAAGATAGGAAAAGTTCCGGCGGGAGAACTTGCAAGTGCAATCAGAATTGCCGAACAGATGGTTAACGAAGGTGCATCCGGGTATGAGGCTATTGACAAGGCAACCAAGGAGGTTATCAAGAAGAGGCTTGCCCAACAAGGAGCGTCTGACGCACTTGGAGAAATTCCCGAAATGGAAAAAGGTATTTTTGCGGGGAGCCCTGACATTAAAACTGTTAAATCGATTGTAAAAAATGCCAGACAGCAAGGAGCGTCCTACAATGATATTTTAAAAAAGCTTAAAGAACAGGGATGGAATGATAAGAATATTGCGAAATTGCTTCCTAAAGATACCGCCGGAGCTAAGGCTGGACTTGAAGTCTTACAACAGAAAGTTCTAAAGTTAAAAACCGCCAATCCTGAATCTTATAAAAAGTTTATGGATTATGCAAAGCAAAACTTTACCGGTAAGAAACCTGAAGAGGTTAAGGTGTTGACCGAAAAGTGGCTTGCAAGTGAGTCTAAGCCGAAGGTGGCAACGGCTTTTTCTCCTGAAGGAGACACAGGCAAGGCAACACAGGCAGGTCCGGCCAAAGCAAATGTTCCCGCAAAGGCCAAGACAGGTGACAAGATTCCACCAAAACCAGACTTCGCAACCCCAATGATAATCGGCGGAGGCTCGACAAAAGAACAGCGCCAAGCGGCCAACAAAGAAATGGATCAATTTTTAAGCAAGTATTTCGGAGTAGGAACTGAAAACTGGAAAAGTTTGTATGGAGATGCTAAAAAGGCCGGTGGTATTGTTTTTGAGGGTTATATGAAGCTTGCGGGAATTATCGACGAAGGATGGGCCAAGGTTGTTGAATCTCAAAAAGAATCCATTAAGCAATTAGGTAAATAAATGGAAGAATCACAATATTGGGTTAATTTTTTTAGCGCTGAACAATCTGAAAGCCCGGAAAGCCCTGTTGCTACTGAGGATTGGAACACCTTTTTTGGTGGTGAGCCTGAGCCTTCGGATGATCAAGGTTCTTACATCCCCGATCTATCCACGATAGGTGCATTGGGCCGTGGTGTTGCTGAAGGCTTATCCACCGAGTTACCATCGTTAGCCGGTGGTGCTTTGTCATTTATAACTCCGGATATATTAAAAGAGCAGGGCTTCGATCCCGGTAAAGACATATCCGACTGGGCTGATGAAAAGGCTGATGAATGGTTTGGGTCTCAAGATTATCAAGGTATAGATCGAATTGTATATGAAGGCAGCAAGATGTTGGCACCATCCGTTATCCCCGGTGGTGTAGCATTTACAGGTGCGAAAACATTGTTAAAAATAGGCAAAATCACCAAAGCTGCAAAAGCTGCCGAGATAGCCGGTGATGCTGTAAAAGCTGCTGAACTGTGGAAGGACGTTAACAAAGCTTCAAAACTAGCATTAACAATAGGGTCAGTTGCCCCAGCTGCAATGTTCGGATTGTCACAAGCACAGCAAACGGAAGATTTTGCAAATGAACGTGCTGACGAACTAGAATCCCAAGGTCGTACTGATGAAGCTGCTGATGTTCGCGCCAAGGGTCAGGGTATAGCCCCATATCTGTCAGGTGGCATTGAGGCCGTTGGTGAATTCTATGGAACCAAATATTTAGGCAAACTATTTAAGCTTGATGAGGCCCAGGTTGTCAGGCGTGGTGCTACTCAGATAGTCAAAGATTTCCTTAAAACACTAGGTGTTGAAGTAGGCACTGAAATAGGCCAAGCAGCCGGTGAAGCTCAAGTTGAAAAATCTTTTGATATTCGTCCTGATGCAGACCCATGGGCTGAAGCGTTGGATGTTATTGGCCCTACTGCCTTCATGACACTTCTTACAGGGGGTATCGGTGGTGCTGCTAATATGGCAATAAGCGAGGAATATGCCCAACCTGCCGAAGATGCTGAATTAACCGAAGAAGAACTTGCCGACATTGAAGATATTAAAGCATTTGGGGAAGAACCTGTCAAGCCTACCCCTGAAGCCGAAACGACAGATATAGCTCCGGAAGCCGAGGGGGTAGAAGCCGAAGAATTGGTTAAACCTGTCGAGGAGGTAGAAGATGAAGCCGAACTACAGGAAGTTAGAAAAGAAGCGCCGACTAAGCCGGTTGAAGTTGCAGGTGTGGAGAAGGTTGCGGTTGCGGAGGTTGAAGATATTGTACCAGAAGAAGGGTTGACAGTTGACGAAAAGGTTCTTAAAGTTACACCCATGGAGACTATAAAGAAAAGGTTACGCAATGCACAAAAACTTTTAAGTCCATCTGCCAAGCGCAGGTTCAGTTCTATGACCTTTGACGAAACTGGCGAAGCCCTTGTTAGCAAAGATGGGTTGGATAGGTTAAAATTTTACCGCAAAGGTGAAACAACTATTGACGGTGATGTAATACAAGGCACAGATGGGTCTGTTGTCGTTGAGGTTAAGTTTACCAAAGAACGCAAATTCAAACAAGCAACAGAAGCGCCAATTGAACCCGTAGTCGAACCCAAGCCTAAACCCGTACCAACCATTGTTAAACCCGAGAAAGTCGAACCAGTGGCACCTGTGGAGGTCTCAGAGGGTAAAAAGGCCAAGGCGAAAGAACCTGTTGCGCCCAAGAAGCCCGTCCCCGAAGCCAAGGGGAGGGTTGAACCGTGGGAAATGACGAAGGATGAGTTTGCTTCCCATACTCTTGCATTAAAATCTATGCTTGATGAGTTCCGAACCGTGGACGCAGAACACCAAAGATATGTACGAAGCAGAGACCCTGGCAAGACTCGCATAAAAAACAAATTAGCGGGAAGGATGAAAGAGCTTCGCAAAGAGATAAGAACGAAATACCCTTGGATGGTAGAAGATGGGGTAATGAAAGAAACTATACCAAAACACGAACAAATTGTTCAGCAAGCCAAGCCCGCCGCCAAGGTAGAAACCAAGGTTGAAAAAGGTGAAAAGGGTGATGTAGAATTATCGACGGTTGAAAAAGTTGTTGGAAAAACGTGGGATTCAAAAGGTGGCAAGCGCACCATAGTGAAGAAGGCAGAAGGTAGACCTGAAGGATGGCTTGAAATTTCAACAGAAGGTCAAAAACATCGAAACTTTATACATGTAAGTGATGTTGAATCTGAGATAACATTTGACACTAAAAACTTTAAAAGCTACCAAAAAGCATTAAAAGAATCAACGGAAACAAAAGCAAAAGAAGACAAAGTTAAGGCCGAGCGTGAAGATCTTGATGGTTTTGATTCCGGAATGAAAGCAATGGGTAGAGGTCGTGCCATTAAAACATTGTCGGCTAACGTTAAACATAAAGGTAGGGTTATATCAAGGCGCAATCTAATACGAGAATTAGTCAAAGAAGGTCGAACTATAAACAATAAAGGTCAATTAATTAAAGCTGACGGTTCTTTCCTTGATGCTCGTGACTTAACTAAAACGGGCATTGATTATGCCAAGTATTTAATATCCAAGAAGGTAGAACTCGCAACCACCGAACCGTCGAAACCATCACCACGTAAAATCGACTTAAAAACCGTTAAGTCACTACCTATATTCCAGCGTGGCACTGTTGCCCAATCGGACAACGGTGATATTACAGTCAATTTTCCGAATAACCGTGGATTAATCATCAAGAACGTAGACACAATGGAAAATGGCGACATCCTTGTTGAAACTGCATATGGTCGTCCGTTAAAAAGTGGGGAAAAGGTTACAGGCTCATACACTCATGTTGAAAAAGCCATCCGGATAGTCAAAGGTGTTGGTGATAAACACACAGTCAACCATGAGTTCGTCCATTTCCTTGAAAAATCAGGCTTGCTTACAAAATCAGAAATAGCAGCCATAGAGCGTCAGGCTGTATCATATAATAAGGGTAAGTTTTCTGGCGAAGAGGGTCGCGTCAGATGGCTTACAAGCGAACTCGAAAAACGTGAAAAAGGCCGTGAGTCCATTATCGGTCAAATTGTGCAGAAAATTGCCGACATAATAGACAGTTTCGCTAATTTGGCGGGAATAACGGCGAGAGGCGTTGTCCGTGGCGTTGAATCAGGCAAGACGGCAACCAGAACCATTGATCAGCTTAAGAAAATGCATAAGGGTAAGGTGGAGGTTGATGAAGATATCTTAAGCGAGTTAAACGAATTTGCACAACCTACATCGCTCAGTACAAAAAGTGCTATTAAGAACATTTTTGATAACCTAAACTTTAAAAAATGGTTTGGTAAGTCGAAGGTTGTTGACGAGAAGGGGAAGCCGCTTGTTGTTTATCATGGGACTAATGCTGAGATAGAAATCTTTAGCGGGAATCTCATATGGTTTACACCTAACCCAAGGGTAGCAGGGAAATATGCCGACCGAGCAGCATTTAGAGATGGTGCTTTTCAAGAAATGGAGGATGAAGACGGGGAGTTTACCTATACTGATGTAGACGAAGTTTCCGAAAGCGATATGCTTGCAGGGGCAGAGGGGCAGAACGTTCTGCCTGTGTATTTGTCCCTAAAGAACCCTGTTGATCTTTCAGAATGGGGGACAACTCCGAGTGCTGAAGAATTTTTTGAATACTTAAAAGAAATTGGGATTGCCGGTAAAGGCGAGGAGTTTGCTGATTGGGCAAACGACCTTAGTGTTGACGAACCGACAATATGGAAGATAATTGAAGACTGGAATCTTGAACAAGACTTTAAAAAGGCGGGTTATGACGGTCTAATAATTGATGATGTTGTTACGTCAGGAGAGGGGCATGTGGCCTATGCTGTCTTTGAACCCATCCAGGTTAAGTCCGTCTTCAATCGTGGCACATTCAGCGAAACAGATCCACGCATATCATTCTCCACCAAAGAACGCGAACTATCAGCTAACGCACGTAAATACCTCGAAAAGAATTACCCGGAGAAGTTGGCTCAATATGATAAACACTTCAAACCGTCAGATGTTGACATTGCTGAAACCAAACCATCCAAACCGTCCAAACCCGTCAAACAAAAAGGATGGAAGAAACGTTTATTCGGCGTAGACAAAAAAGGAACTATAACAAAGGCCGTAGAATTCATAGACGACACACGTAAAAACTGGCGTACCAGGGTATTCGACCGGCTTCATCCTGTTAAAGACCAACTCGGCAACGAAGCATATATGTTGCACCGCTTAGAAACCGGTATTGAAGGTGTGCTTGCGACATTCATGCGACATGGTATTCTTAAATGGGACGGCAAGGCCATGACCGTAGACACCAATCGTAAAGGATTCCTAGAATGGTTTGGGTCACTTAAGGAAGATGGCGACAATCTGCTATACTGGATAGCGGCGAAACGTGCGGAAGTACTGTCAACCCAACCTGTAAGCGAAGAACGGTCAAAGGAAAACTGGCTACTTAAAGCTGAACGTGACGAAATTTTTGAAGCCGTTGGTGAAAAACCCAATAACGCCGAATCATGGGATGTTCTGCACGAACAATTCAACGAGTTCAACAACGGTATCCTTGATCTTGCTGTTGAGTCCGGACTCATAAACCAGGAACGACGCAAACAATGGGAACAGCATTTCTATGTACCGTTTTACCGCGTGTTTGAAGACCCTGCTTCTCGGGAAGAATACCTACGTGGACCGGCACAATCTAAAAAGAACATCGATGCCAATATCCGCCGCCTGATGGGTTCCGACAAGAAGCTTGGAGATCCACTTGAAAATGTTATCCGGAATTGGACGCATCTAATCCATGAATCTATGCGTAACGTTGCTCGGTCGGAAGCTTTTGACTCTGCTAAACGCTTAAATCTCGATGTAATTCAGGAAATGGAGATGAAGGATCTGGTAAACGTCTTGGGCACGAAGACCGAAGAGCGTTGGGCTGTCAAGAAAGAAGGCGGCAAAAGAGCGTCTAAAACATTCGAAACCAAGAAAGAAGCAAACGATTATGCCGGTGTTTTAACAGGTACAACGGGCAATAAATACGATGTCTCCAAGACCAAAATTCAACAAACCATGTTCGGCAGATTATCTGATCATAACATATTAACATTTCAGCGCGACGGTGACCGTGTTTACTTCCGCGTTAACGATCCCGAACTATTCAACGCTTTGTCTAATGTAAACAATGAAGCTTTCGACAATGCCCTCATGAAGATGTTCAGACTATCTAAAAAAGCGCTGACTTTCGGAGCTACGTTTGGACCAGCGTTTCGTATTTCCAACTTCGCCAGGGATACGGTTCACACTGCCTTGATATCTAAGTCGTTCGTGCCGTTCTTTGATTCTGTTAAAGGTTTTTACAGCGCCATGAAAGAAGATCAGGACTTTGTTAAATTCGCAGCGTCAGGCGCGGCTTTTGGCTCCAGTTATGTCAAGGCTGACGATGCCCATATACTTGCACAGTTTATTAAGCGCACCACAAAGCGTGAAGGTAAGGGTGTTGCTGACAGGATACTCGACACTCCTCGCAAACTGTTGTCCTTTTGGGAAAAAGTAGGATCGGCTTCTGAAAATGCAGCAAGAGTCACACTATACAAAACACGCATTAAAGAACAGAAGTCTCATCTTGAAGCAGCTTTTGAGTCTCGGGACTTGCTTGACTTCACCATGAGGGGTGATGCGGCTTCGATTCAGTTCCTTGCCCAAGTTGTTCCGTTTATGAATGCTCGTATGCAGGGTGGCTATAAACTTGGTCGTGCTGCGTGGGCCGATCCTATACTGTTCGGCGTCAAGGGTGCAACATTAGCCATGGCAAGCTTGGCCTTGTGGGGGTTCAACAAAGACCGCGAAGAGTGGAAGGCGTTAGAAGACTGGGACAAATGGACATATTACCACGTTTGGATAGGAGAAGATCATTACCGTATACCTAAACCTTTTGAAGTTGGGGCCATTTTTAGTACAGCTTTTGAGGCAACTGCTGAAACCATGTCAGATAACGAAGAAATTGGCTTTATGGTAGATATGTTGCAGCATACGTTTTCCGAAACATTTGCGCTGAACCCCGTACCGCAACTAATGCGACCTGTTATAGAACAATGGGCCAATAAGTCTTTTTTCACCGGTCGCCCAATAGAATCAACATATTTACAAGGGTTGTCGCCGGGTGAACGTGCTGATCAGTGGACATCCAAAACCCTTCAACTGGCAGGCAAGTGGGGCATACCTCCGAAACGTGCAGAAGCATTGATTGAGGGTTATTTTTCAACAGTAGGTACGTTTATACTTAGTGGCGCTGACATGATGGCTTACCACTTTGGCGATTTTCCTGAAGACCCCACAAAATCTATACAAGACTACCCGATGCTTGGTAGGTTTATCAGAGAAACCAAGATTCAGAGAAACACCAAATACTCTTCACGTTTCTATGCTGCCATGAAAGAGATGGACGAGTTAATAGGCACCGTCAACCATTACAAGAAAACCAGGGATTTCGACAAGGCGCGCAAACTGAGGCATGACAACATTAAGAAGATACGTTTCAAGCCGACTTTAAATAAATATCGTATCCGACTTCGTGATCTTAATAAAAAGATACGAAGGGTTTACAGTTCAAAAACAATGTCACCAGAAGATAAGCGCTCAAAGCTCAACAAATATACTGTTCAAAGAAACGCCTTAACCAAAAAAGCTTATGAGATTATATTAAAAAGTAAAAAATAAACAATAACAGGAGGGCACAATGCCATTACTATCACAACCTTATGACGTTTGGGAATTCTCGGGAGACGAGGAAACCTACTCAACTCTTGCAACAACTGACCCCGTAACCGGCAATAGTGTAGACGGCAAGCACCTAACTACTCTCGGCGCTACCGACCATGGGTTTAAGGCCGGAAGTTTGGTTTATATCCAGGGTACTATTAATTACAACGGGTTGAAGCTTATCCAAGCAGTTGCGGCCAACACTATTACTATCTATGCGAAATTCATTGCCGAAGCTACCGTAGACACCAGCGACACCATTAAGACCATGGTGACATATGACCGCATTACCGGTAAGTATTCCGACGCTGGCGTGACTGTTGCGGCTGGCCCTCCGTTTGAATTCTTGGGCTTTACTCTACATCTTAATGCCGCTGCTTCTACTGCTGCCGAAACCTTTGTTATCAATATCGATGCCAACAAGGGTGCCGCATGGGATCGCAAGGTCTACAGTAAGGACATGAACGGTGTGCAAGACATAGACTACTTCTTTGACGAACCCAAAAAGTGCGAATCCGGCGACAAGGTCGATGTTGTATGGAACAATGCTGACGACGCTCTTTGGGGGATAAAGCTTTACACACGGAGGTTGGTATAATGACTGAAACAATTGACGGTATAGAAGATAACGCAGTTTGGGAAATGGCAGAAAAAGCTGTGTCTACCGGAGCCCAAATCACAACCGGGGGAAGTGTGGCTAACATATTTACAATCACAGGTGGGCCAATTGAGGTCACTGCTCTGATTGGCGAAGTTACTACGGCCGTTTCTGCAAATGCTTGTGCTATGAAATTAATAATGGACCCGACTGCCGGTGCGGATACCGATATGTGTGCTGCGATTGATATCAACGGTTTTGCTATTAACGGATGGATTTACTTTGACGGTACAATCGCGAATGCGGCGGTCCTTGCAATTCCAGGCACGGCGCTACCGTTAGGCATTGGTATGGACGTTCCTCTGATACTGCTACCCGGTACGGTTGATATGAACTTGGCAAACAGCAACACGACCACTGGAGCAATCACCTGGTATATGCGCTATAAACCTCTGAAAACTGGAATAACCGTAACCGGAAAAGCGTAAAATGACTGAGACTATAAACGGTATACCACAGCCTGTTAACGTAGGAGAAAAATATGTCAAGGCAACTTGGTTTACAACGGCTGGTAGCGGAACAACGTAATGCTCGGCTACGAAGTTCAGCGTTGCCAGAATCGGTTCCATTTTCGAGATATATTAGTCGAGCAATAATACAAGCACGATTGCTTAGAAAGTGGCTATCTGGAAGTCAACGTTTAAAGGAGTTAATGTCGCATCAAGAGATATCTTCACGATTTCGCTTAACAGAAAGAGAGGTGTTTCTGGTTGTTGTTTTATTATACATATTGAGTTTACATATAGTTATAGGAAGATAAAATGATCAGAGCAATAGATTTGACAGGAAAAAAATTCGGAAGGCTTGCGGTTTTAAAATATTACAATACAAATAAAAGCAGGCGTGCCACATGGGAATGTCAGTGTGAGTGTGGGAACATTGCCAGAGTATCGTCAAGCAACCTAATACAAAACCATACAAGGTCTTGTGGATGCTATAAAATTGATATGACAAAAGAAAAAAATTCTACTCACGGACTAAGTAGCCATCCTGTCTTTCACACATGGCTAAAGATAAGGGAAAGATGTGGGCATACAAAAGGTGCCTCTGCCAGAAAATTAAAATATTATAAAGACCGTGGAATAATTGTCTGTGAAGAATGGCTTGATTTCAAGAGTTTTTATAATTGGGCTATTGCGAATGGATGGGAAAAAGGACTCTGTATAGACAGAATTGATACCAATGGAAATTATAGCCCATCGAACTGTAGATTTGTTACACAAAAAGAAAACATGCAAAATACGAGAACATCTAAGTGGTGGGTGATACATGGCAAGGTGTTTAACAGCCTGTCTGAGGCAGGTAATTTCTTTAATGTATGCAATCAGACTATTCTTAATATGTGCTTGAGATGTGAACCCTTTTGTTATTCAGTACAAAAATATGAGTAGGCATTATGACTGAGATTATAAACGGCATACCGCAACCAGTAGATACGTCAGAAGTTTATATTAAGGCAACGTACTTCGAGACTGTTGCTTCTGGCGTAACAAGCGGTACGATCACAAAACCAGCCGGTAACAAGCCGGAGGTAGCGTTTGTTATGAATGACTGGGGAACGGACACAGACGCCCTGGTTTCTACCATGTCAAACGGGAAGCCAACGTGGGAAAGCCCTGTTGACTCGGGTGGGAACAATATTACGACAACCCTTAACACGTCGGGAGAGTACGCTTTTAGCGGTACTCCTTCTCCTGCTGGCGATCATGCAGTTATATTCGTCTATAAGTGCTATTTAAAGAATTTTAACTTAGACGAATCTTTGTTTGAGTCCGAATTAGTGCCTGCTACGCCTGGGTCAGATCATACCATTGCAAGCCATTCAGACACTACAGCTACGGGTGCGGAGCTTGAAACGCTTACCGATGGCAGTGATGCAGACTCGCTCCATGTTCATCCTGTTCTTGTTCCTGATTCTGGGTTTACACAAGATAGCGGTGTTTTAGTAGGAACTGGGGTAGGTACGTGGCAGGAAGAAACAGGAGCTACGCTACGGACGAGTATAGGGGTTGATGCTGCCGGGACTATTAATTACACTCACCCGAATCACTCAGGTGAGGTGACTTCGGTTGCCGACGGCGCACAGACCATAACTGCTAATGCGGTTACAAACGCCAAGGCGGCCCAGATGGCAACGAAGACTTACAAGGGACGTACTACGGCAGGTACTGGTAATGCAGAGGATGTCCCGGTAGCTACAGTTAAAACCGACCTGGTATTGGTTAAGGCCGACGTTGGCTTGGGAAATGTAGAAAACACAGCACACTCTACCGACGCTCATACAATGGCTATTGATGGTAGGGACGTTTCAGTAGATGGTTCAAAGCTGGACGGAATCGAAGCCCTTGCAGATGTAACCGATGCTGTAAATATTGCATCTTCTATAGTTGGGGTGGCGGATAAAGCTACTCCGGTTGACGCTGACTCGATAGCCCTTGTAGACAGTGCGGCTGCAAATGTTTTAAAAGAGGTTACATGGACAAATATAAAGGCGTTTCTTAAGACTTATTTTGACACACTTTATGAGGCGCTTGGGGCTGTTTCCACTCACTCAGCATTGACAACCGGCACTCACGGGGTTAGTGGTACGATCTTGGGTACTGAGGACGTTCCCGACTTATCGATTGATGGCGGAAACTTTTAAAAGGAGGAAAATAAATTGGCAAATACTATCCAAGTAAAGAGAGGCGCATTCGCCTCAATTCCAACATTGGCAGCAGGGGAATTTGGCTTTAGCACGGACGCAGGGGCTCAAAAGCTTCATATAGGTGATGGGGCTGCTAATCATGAAGTAGTATTACATGATTTGTTTGCGGCTACTTCATTCTTGTACGCTACAAGCGACAATACCCCACAGGCGAAAACTCCAGCAGAGGTTATGGCAATTTTAAGTGGTCAGGCTGCTGCTGATTTTGCAATGAATACTCATAAGATTACTGGGGTTTTAGATCCTACGGGGGCACAAGACGCAGCAACGAAAGCTTATGTTGATGCCACAGCGACAGGGCTTGATTTAAAAGAATCCTGCGAATTAGCAACGGCGGCGGCTCTGCCTGCATGTACGGCTGCTGGCACAGGGGTAGGGAAAACCTTAACTGCCAATGCTGTTGGAATATTAACTGTCGACGGCGTTGCAACGGTTCTTAATGACCGGATTCTTGTGACAGACCAAGCTGCCGGAGCAGATAATGGAATTTACAAAGTAACCACTGAGGGCACAGCTGGAGTAGCTTTCATTTTAACACGGGCGACTGACGCTGATACAGAAATAACAGCCGGGCTGTTTACCTTCATTGAAAAGGGGACTGCCAATGCAGATGAGGGTTGGATTCTGACAACCAACGATCCGATTACGGTTGATACTACGGCATTAGTCTTTACACAATTTTCAAGTGCGGCTGCCCCAACAACGACTTTTGCAGGACTTAGTGACACTCCGGCGAATTATACTGGGGCATCATTGCAGGTAGCCAGAGTTAATGTTGGCGAAACTGCTCTTGAGTTCGTGGGTTTTGCGGCAACCTATCTTGACGATACAGCGGGTGGGACGAATGCGGAAGTTGCAAAGGCGGCTACTTCCAATGTCGTGTATGATCATGGAGTTGCGACTACTGGAGTGCATGGTGCTGGAGCAAATACACTTCTTCACAGTGCTTCGGGAATAGATGGGGGTGCCTTCTAATGGAAGATGCAAAAATTAGTCAGGAGAATGAACAGAATAATCTTTATCAACAAGGAAGATTTCCTTCTGTTGTAACTACAGACGATCTTGTTTTTGAGTTGGGAAAGCAAGTGGTTGAGAGGATCAATAAGGAAAAACTTCTTGATGGGCTTCTAAAAAAGAAACGAGAGGCCGAAAATCAGATTGTTGATACGGAAAAGATTAAAGCGGATTGTAAGAAGCAGATTGCTGTTTTGGAAGATTCCAACCAAAGATACGAAAAAAACAATCGAGGTTTGGGGGATGAACTTGTAAAGATTAGACAGGATTTAACCAGTAAGACAAATGAAGTTACTCAGATGATTGAACGATATGAAGGTAAGCTAAAAAAACTGAACGAGAAGCTTGAAAACAAGAAAGTAAAGAAATCTCAAAAGAGGAAAAATGAGTAATATTATTCAGATTCGAAGAGGAGCAAATGCCTCTCTCCCGACTTTAAGTGCAGGTGAGTTTGGGTTTAGTACAGACACCCATCAAATTTATATTGGTGATGGGGCAACCAATTATGAGCTTGCAAAATATTCAGATACCAACAAAGTACCTCTTGCTATGATGGCAAATATGGCTACTGCCTCTCTTCTCGGAAGGAACACAGCCGGAACCGGAGTGCCAGAAGTTCTATCAAAAGCAACGGTTTTATCCCTTTTAAATGTAGCTGATGGTGCCAATGCTTATGTCCACCCTAATCACTCAGGAGACGTAACTTCGGTCGCTGACGGAGCACAGACAATAGTAAATAAACAAACCTTATCTGCAACATCTCCGGTTACGATAAGCAACACTCCTACCGTGATAGCTGGTGCAGCTCCGGTGATTGCAATTCCGGCTGCAACCAATGCAATACCGGGACATGCAACGGCAGCGCACATCACGGCGATTGAGGCGAACACGGCCAAGGTGACCAACGCAACCCATACAGGAGATGTAACGGGAGCAACAGCATTAACCATAGGTGTTGATAAAGTTCTGGATTCTCATATTAATTGGGGGGTGGCAGCGACTCAGGTTAGTGCCGTCGATCTTCCAATAGCAGATGCTGGAGTTATAATAACTGCAACAGAAGTTGAAGGAGCGTTACAAGAGAACAGAACAGCAATTAATTTAAATACCGCTAAGAACACCAATGTACCAACGGCTTTAAGTGTCGGAACTGTAGGGATTAACACGGTCGCTATCACAAGTGATGGTGGTGCTGATGACGTTACGCTCCCGGCTGCAACTGTTACCACTGCTGGCATGTTAACTACCGCAAAATGGGCTGAGGTTGTAGCCAACACCGCCAAGACAATAGACGACACCGCCTACAATGCAACCTCCTGGAATGCAAATACCGATGCTCCGACCAAGAACGCGGTTAGAGATAAAGTCGAAACAATGGATACGGCTATTGGACTGAACACTGCAAAGGATACCAATGTTTCAACAAATCTATCAGAAGGCACATCTACAACAACAACAGTAGATGTAAATAGTTCGGACGGAACAAATGCAACCCTTGTTTCTGCAAGTACCACAAGGGCGGGATTGCTTACTAAGGCCAAGTGGGACGAGATAGTTGCCAATACCGCCAAAGGTGAAGTAGCTGACGGCGACAAAGGAGATATAACTGTATCTGCCAGTGGTGCTACATGGACAATAGATGCTGATGTTGTTACCTATGCCAAGATGCAAAATGTTTCTGCTACTGATAAAATTCTTGGCCGAGCAACGGCAGGTGCGGGAAATGTCGAGGAACTAGCCTGCACAGCTTTTGCGCGATCTATTCTGGACGATGCCAATGCTGCGGCAGTATTGGCAACTATAGGCGCAGCGGCACTTGGTGCAAACGCCGACATCACGAGCACGACTGCCCTGACAGCCATTACGACTGCAACATTAACCTTGTCCGGTGACCTCCTCGTAGACGGCGGCGACATAGGCATAACCGCCGACACTGATTTACTCCATCTTGCTTCCGGTGTGCTTGCGGTAAGTGGGAATATAGTAGTCACAGGAACGGTAGATGGTGTGGATGTTGCGGCTTTAAAAACCGATGTTGATGGTTTCCCAGATGAACTGAAAAATTTAGTTACTGCTGAAATCCAACAACTTGAAGCTATAGGTGCTACAACAATTAGTGCTGCTCAATGGGGATATTTAGGAGCATTAGACCAGGGGCTTACAACTGGATCATCTCCTACGTTTGTAAATGCTACCCTTACTGGCGACCTCCTGCTCGCCAACGCCAATTCCATCGGTATCGGTGCGGCCTTAGAGCGCCTTGAATTTTACACAGCTGGTTATGCGGCCTTTATGGGGTGTAATGTTCTGTTAAGCGGATCGGTGTTCCAAGGAGCATTGAAGACGGGTAAAATAAATTTACTTTGGGATGGGGTTGTAGCACAAACTAATAATTATTTTAGATTATATGTACCTCAAGCATACTTTAATACAGCACAAGGTGGCATGGCAACCATTAGAATTATTTGGGGAAGGAACCATGCAGGTGATACTTTTGCACAAGAATATAAATTAGTTTTCGGAACATATCATCCTCAAGGAACTGGAGTTACTAGAAGTGTAATTGTGTCGTCTGTAACAAAAATGTATGCTGATCAAAATCCAACTAGTTATCCAACTTATAATTTGGACGTGAACCCACCTACTGTTGATTTTTATGAAGACAGATCTGGGTACATTAACTTTAATGTTAAGGGATATCATTCAACCAATACACATAGAGTGGTGTCCGTTGAAATTGATGGCGGAACTGCTTACGTTAGTCCTACCTTAACATATTATGGGGCAACAAGCCCGGGTGGTTCTGCCCTTACTATAAAGGATATCCCATATGCAACATTGGCAGGTAGCGCCACTGCTCTCCAAACTGCCAGAACCATCTGGGGGCAGAGCTTCAACGGTTCAGCCAATATTAGTGGTGCTATTACAGGTGCAACCACTGGAACTTTTAGCAGTGATGTAACTGTTGGCGGCAACGTCATCATCGGCGATACTACCGCTTCCACTAAAATGACTTTGGGTCTTACGCTAAATCAGGGAGCGGCGGATAATGAGATCCTTGCTTTTAAGTCTTCTGATATAGCACATGGGATAACGGATTTGGCGAACACGGATACTTATGGATTTATAAAGAAGTTTGGGGCTACCAGTGGCGGATTAGCTCTTTGGGGAATTTCTGAAACTGTATCTGGTATAGAACTTGTTGGATTAGCCACTACAGCGAATACTACAACTAGCACAGCAGGAACTGGTTGTATAGAAACAAGTAGCTATTTAAAAAGTGGAACAACTGTTACAACTTATGGCGCAGATGACAATATTTTTATAGTTCAAAATGGAACAAATGCTAAATTTATAGTCAAAGGAGATGGGGACATCTATTATGACGGTGCAGATCAGGGAGCTTATGATAAGTTTGATGATGCCCTTGCCTGTATGGATTTATCGTATAACCTATCAAATCAACTTGGCAAGGTTTTAGAGTATGATAAAATTAGATTACATAAAATGGGGGTTATAGCGCATACGATACATCCAGATGGCAAAGAGGATATCTTTGTTAGTCGGAAAGGGATGGATATGCTTCAACTTGGCGCAATCGGACAACTTTACAGCCGAATAAACGACCTCGAACAAGAAGTAGAACTTTTAAAGGCGGCATAAGGAGATTAAAATGACAGACGAAAAAAACAGCATGGTGCGATTTACAAATAGTATGTTTTTCAGTTTTAACAACAATCAGTACATTTCTTCTATTATTGGAGCTAAGGGATTGCAAAGCGAAGATAAACAAAAGCTATTTCGACTGTCTCGACAAATCTCCGAGAGTCCTGAATTTAAAGCCTACCAGGACATGATGAAAGAAGCTATTGATGATTTTGAAAAAGAGCAGGAAGATCAAGAAGTTAAACAACAAATGTTTATAACACATCCAAAAATAGCGGAAATCCATGCGTTGGATTCGGGGTTTGAGGTTGAGAAAGTTTGTCTATTAATGGAGATTGTGCCCGACGAGATATCTGCTGCTGACATGCTTCAAGCTTCATGGATAATAGAATTTATCAATGTTTAACCTGGCAAACAAAGAGGGCAGATAGTGTGGAAAACTTACCAACCGGCTGGATTAATGGAGATGGTGGAAAAAGCTGATGTGGGAATTGGTCAACCAGGTATGGCACTACTTTGAGGTATTATAATGGATTTTTCTAAAAAAACATTTGACGATTGTAAAGACCGGAACACACAATTAAGCTTACTATTCGACCTTAATTTGTCTACCCATGAACATGTGACAAAGCAGAACGGGCGGATTGACGATGTTGAAACAAAAGTTGCCGTGGTGGAAAACTCAATGAAATGGTACAAAAGACTCATGGCCGGGGGTTACAGTATAATTGCAATTGCGCTTGGTTTAAAATAAGGTTTAAAATAACCTTGACAATTATTATACAGTGCTTATTGATATATTAACGATGTATTAAAGGACGATGGGAAATGAAATGCGATATCTGTCAATGTGATACTTATGTTGTGCATGTCAACGATTCGCATGAAAAGGTTTGCGTGAAATGCTATAAGCAAAAACCTACAAAAACCGACAGGGAAGAGCAATATTGATGGAACCCCTATATAAAATGTTTGAAAACTGGCCGATAGACCAACTTGGTTTTCAGGGATTGATAATGATCGTTGCCATCCTTGGTATTGTGATTTTTAAGTTATTAATACCCAAGCCTAAAAAAAGGGGATAAAAAATAATGTGGAGCAAGGTTTTAGGTTTTATCACAGGAACACCCAAAATTGTAGACGATGTGTTTGACAAGGATGATGGCTTGTTGACTCAAGCCGGTGGATTTATAAACGACCTAAATTATAGCGATGTTGAAAAAGCAAGGGATTGCGCCGGACTTGCTAAAGCGGTATCAATCCACATAGCGTCTACATTGTCAGAGTCTACGGTCAGAAGTCGCACCCGAAGAAAAATAGCCGAAACATGGATACGGGTTCAACTGGGACTTGTTTTAATGGTAGCTATCTGTATTCCCCTTGACAAAGCTATTGCTAAGGATTATTTTGATTTAGCAACATGTAACATCATGCTCTACGGCACAGGCTCAATCATAGTGTTCTTTTTTGGAGCTTATGTTTGGGGTACATATATAAAGAAGGGAAAGCAAGATGTCCAAATGCAAAGGTAACTGCAAATCGTCAAACACTGTTTACATTTCGGGCAGGTCGTACACCATAACATGTCCAGCTTGTAAACATAACGGTCCGCTAGCCGAGAGTTTACACCACAACATTGCACAGTGCAGTCAGTGTGGATGTATTTTGGCAAGACGGACAAAAACAAGGGAGATGGATTATGCCTCCGGTAATTAACGATGTGGTAATCATAGAAAACGGGTTCCGGCTATACACATTATTTTGCGCTGTTTGTGGCAAAGATGGAATGACTGAGCCTGAAACCATGCATCAAATGCAGTGTCATTCGTGCGGAAACAATACATTACGAGTTATCCGCAACAAGAAATTAGAAGCAAACCGTGAAATACTTACAGCCGGAGGTAAATTCAATGACTGATAAAAAAGACGAGAAAAGTGATATCATTGCAGACGAATGGAACGATGTTGCCATGAAGCAAATGCGTAGTCGATTTGCATGGTCAAGCAAGTTGATGGTTGCCTTTTGTCTTATTTCTGTTGACCCAGGCGACAAGAGTTTAAATGTAACCGCAGACATTCTTGGTGACAAGTCAGGGCCGATGCCGGAGACAGACCGATCCGCAATATTACAGGTTTTTGAACGGTTCGAACAAGATATCAAGAAAATTCTTGGTGCTGACGATTACAACCCTGCGGAAGCATGGAAAAACGTAGTACACTAATGTCGAAGAAGCCTGATATCATCGACATATTTAAACATTTCAAGCGATATGGGTACTGTGAGCACTGTGATCACGAAGAATTTAAACTACCCGTTGATCACGATGACAATATCATAGCCATAGTTTGTGCTAAATGTGGCTATGAAGTACCCCTTTCTGATGATAATCCTCGTAAAGACATCTCCCGTTGACAAGTTTTATATAGCTATTATAATATGATATGGGCACTACTTGTTGTTAACATACACATAGGGTACGATTGTGCCCGTTTGGAGTACAATGAACAAACAAGAAAAGGCAAGGGCGTACGTTATCACCAATCCCGGTTGTTCGTTGACAGAAATACAAGAAGCTATAGGATGTTCAGAGAGAACGGCAAGGCGTGGTAGGCAGTCGGCGGGAGTGTTTGGATTCGCCAGGCGACCACGTATATTATTACTAGATATAGAGTCTTCGTTTTTAGAATTAGGCGCATGGACGATATGGAAACCATTTGTTGACACACATAACATCATTAAAGAATGGTCAATGTTGTCGTGGTCTGCAAAGTGGCTGTTCGAAGCTGATATTATGTCGCAAGTCGTCTCTCCGCAAGAAGCCATTTACCGTCAAGATAGTAGCATTATAAAAAAGCTGTGGCAATTAATGGAAGAAGCTGACATTACCATAGCTCATAATAACATTAAGTTTGACGACAGGAAAATTAAGGCTCGGTTCATGGCAAATGGACTTGGGCCAACAATGCCATATAGAATTATCGATACCCTCAAAGTCAGCCAGCGCGAATTTGCGTTTTCGTCCAACAAACTTGACTTCCTCAATAAGATGTTCCAAATATCCCAGAAGAAAAAAACCGACTTTGATCTATGGAAAAGGTGTGTCGCTCGGAATGAAATATCATCAAGTACTGATGGTAACATAGTTTCTGTTCAATATGACACCTCTGACAACCGCAAAGCCTTGGGCTATATGGAAGAATATAATAGGTCTGATATTCGCGCACTAGAGGAGTTATATCTTGTATTGCGTCCATGGATCAAGTCTCACCCACCGATGGGCTTATACGTTGACTCTGATGGCTCTGTATGCGCTACTTGTGGTGCCGACGAAGAACACTTCAAATGGTGCGGAACCTATTTCACCCCCATGGGTCGGTATAAATCTTTCAGGTGTAATAAATGTACCGGAGTTGGAAGGTCGAGATACTCAGATATATCCCCCGAAGAACGTAAAAAGTTAGTTATATCAACAGCGAGATAAAAAAATAAAATATCCACTTGACATCTTAATTCCACGTATTACTATGTACCTAAGAAGATACTACGCTGACGCTTCGTATCTTTCCCCCGCAACACCGCAGATTGCCTGACCGGAGCCATGGGGCGGCTACCCTTAATCCGGTTATAAATTGGAAGGGACACAGAAATGGAGAACGTTACAATACCCCATCTTTATTATAATAATCCATTTCACCCTTTAAGT